ATGGTAGATTCAGTATGTGAAACATCGGCTCAGAGAAGAAAACGAAAAGACCACGAAAGGTACATACTCAATCGTGAAGAACGCCTGAGATACCAGCGAGAATACTATGCAAGAAATCGAGAGGCATGTATAGAAAGCATTAGAATGAGTGAGTACAAAAGGTTTATCAAGAGCATTAAGAAACAAGACTAAGCAATGGGAAAAGTGTTACTGGATATTATGAAAGACGATAGGTTTGTCTGCCAACTTAAATATGGGGGGGGCAGAAAACAGAATATCGACGGAAAAATTATTAAAGTTTACGATGTTGAAAAACTTAAAGAATTCGTAGAGGAATGTCGTCCCTCTCTGATAGGAAGTGATTACAGAATTTGTTTTAGCGACAACGCTGTATTGTCATGAATAATTAGCATAACCATAAAAAAAAAGACTATGAGTAAAAATGTTATTACAGCCTATAAGGGCTTTGAGAAAGACTTAACCTGTAGGGGTTATCAGTATGAGGTAGGAAAAGAATATGAAATGCCTGAGGGAAGCGTGTCGGTGTGTCATGCTGGCTTCCATGCCTGTGAGTCTCCTCTTGAAGTGTTAGACCATTATTTCCTTGATAAAGACTGCAATATAGCGAGGTATTGTGAGGTAGAACAGTCAGGGGCACTTGACAGAGAATTGGGTAGCACGAAGGTAGCCTCTTCAAAGATTAAGATTAAGGCAGAACTGAGCTTTGCCGACCTCTTGAAGATTGGTATAGAATGGTTGAAGGAAAAGGCGGCTCTGGGAGAGAAAGAGGGAGATAAGCCGTTGTTGAATGACAACGGCAAAAAATATGCTCAGATAGGCAGTAGTGGTTACTCTGCTAAGATAGGCAGTAGTGGTCACTATGCTAAGATAGGCAGTAGTGGTTACTCTGCTCAGATAGGCAGTAGTGGTGACTATGCTCAGATAGGCAGTAGTGGTGACTCTGCTAAGATAGGCAGTAGTGGTTACTCTGCTCAGATAGGCAGTAGTGGTGACTATGCTCAGATAGGCAGTAGTGGTGACTCTGCTCAGATAGGCAGTAGTGGTGACTCTGCTCAGATAGGCAGTAGTGGAAAGAATGCTGTAGTTATGTGTGCTGGTAATAACTCTATAGCTAAGGCTAAGAAAGGCTCATGGATAACACTCTCTGAGTGGAAGGATATAGATAATGAGTGGGTGCCAGTATGTGTCAAGACTGAGAAGGTGGATGGCGAGCGTATCAAGGAAGATACGTGGTATAGGTTGGTTAATGGAGAGTTCCAGGAGGTGTAAATATAAAAGAGAGAATATGTGCGCAAGATATTATTTATTAACTTTTAATTGCCCTGAAAAGGACGGGGCTGTATTCGTATTGGTTGTTTGAATTTCGTGCCTCTCCTTAGCGCACGAGGAGAGGCTTTTCAAAACAGCTGGATACAAAAGTAAAAACGAATATATGAGTAAAAAGATTTCCAGACAAGAAGCCGTACTGGCATTAAAGGAGCTTTTCGACTATGAAGGTCACAAAGAAAGCAAGCAGGTAATCGTGGTAGAACATAATGACAAGACTACGTTCATGATCGACAAGAGTTATCTTGAAAGGTATGAGGTAATACACAAGTTGCAAGACTTTTTTTCAGATAAGGTCATCGACAGAGGTCAGTGTCGAATAGAGAACATTACGCTTGTGTGGACCACATTTTTTATAGAAGAGAGAACGTAATGAAATATGAGTAAGGCAGAGAATTATATACGAGAGCAAACAAAAAGATGTTCAGAAGGCATTAGACCTTTTGAAGATTGGCTTACTCCAGACCAAGCAAGAAAGGCTGTGGAGATTGCAAGGGAGGAAATCTATAAATGGTTATCAAACCATTATAGAGATTATATGCACAATCCAACAGGGAAAAAGTTGGAGGCTTTCTTTGGAATAGATATGATTATAGATTTGAAACAAGCAATAAAAGATGAGTAGGGCAGAAGAATTTATAAAAGAACATACAAGGACAAAGGTAAACCACATAACAGAAGTCTTTCCTTGGATAACCACTAACGATGCACAAAAAGTTATAGAAATTGCAAGGAAAGAGACATTACAGGAGGTAAAAAGAAAGTTGTCAAATATGCTACAAACAAGTATTGATAACAAGCATTTCTTTGAACAATTAGATGATTATATTGAAGAACTTGAAGAAGCAATGAAAGATGAAACGTAGGATTTATAAAAAGTGGCTCAAAAACCCTCTTAACAAAAGGTTGATATGGAAATTTTGTAAGCCGTTTAATATAGTTCCTATTGCTGTTATAGGCAAGAATAGTAAAAGAACAAAAACAATATACGAAATATTATGAGTAAGGCAGAAGAATTGGCGGAAATAAAATACCCAATACATAGCGTACGAATTGTACCTGCAAGAGGTGGTGGATATTACGCAGATAAACATCTTCGTGAAGGTTTTATAGCAGGTTATCACCAAGCAGAGAAAGACTTGGAATTGACTTGGAGAAATATGGAAGAAATTGTAGAAATTGCAAATCTTTTAGAAACTGAATGGCTAAACAGTACACCTTGGGATGGAATAAGAGATTGCGGATTTTACAAAGAAGTATTGAAACGATTTAGAGAAAGAAAGAGAAATGAAAACGGTAATCATAACATGTGACCGATGCGGAAAGGAAATAACGAATGATATTAACGGCTTTCCGCACTATCTGAATAACATAAACCTCAATCTCCATTACTGGCATGGCGGCAGCATGGGAGGAGAGGAGGACGTGGACAGACTGCATTGTGAGATATGTGGCGATTGCGCACGTTCACTATATTACACTTTTAAGAAATGGATTGAAAGGAAAGAGAAATAACTATGGCAACAATTAAAGTGACAAAAGAAATGTGCAAGAAATGTCTTTGGGGCTATCCTTGTGACATGTGGGATGAGATTGCACTGCCAGTGGAAGGCGAGACGTGCAATAACTTTGAAGATAAATCTGAACTTGGACTTTAACGACTATGGCACAAATTAAATCATTTACTGACTTGCAACAGTCAAAGAAGTTGGCAGAGATACTACCACTTGAAAGTGCGGATTATTGCTGGGGTATAGATGATGAAACTTTACATTATAACAGTTCACCTTATCCTTGCGCTTGGAAGGATTATACTTGTAAAGAATATTATATCCCTTGTTGGTCGCTTGCAGCATTGCTTAGTATATTAAGAAATGTGGCAAATAATATTGATGAAGATGCTTCTGTTAATCTATGTTCATATAAGAATGTTGAATGGGGCTTATCTATGGACTATACAAGAATTGGTTTTATTACCAATTCTAATCTTGTTGATGTTTGCTATGGGATGATTGTTAAACTTCATGAACAAAAACTTTTGTGATTATGACTATTAAAGAATTACTGCAAAACAAAATAAATGACGGAACTATTTGTGGTGACGACCTCCTTGTTGGAAGACAAATGAGTTTTGGCAAATATAAAGGCAATTATGTTCTTTGGCTTTTAAGCAAGCATCCCTTTTATATGAAATGGATTGTCGAGGACGCTTCATTCCAACTAAATGATGTAGAACAATGGTGGAAAGAACAAGTTGAAACGGCATTGTTACTCGCCCATGCAGATTCCATTATTTATGGCTTAGCACAGCAAGTAAAAAAACATGGTGAATTACCTGAAAGTAATCCACATTATATTGTTGAATGAACTTAAAATATTGTAATTATGGCACATTTAATAGACAAAGGAACTACGATAGAAGTAGTAAATCAATTAGTACGAGAACATATTATCAATCGAGAGTTTGCTGATGATGTAATTGCAAGAGTTCTAGAAAACGATGATGATACAATCAAGAAAGAGATAATCAGGTTCATCATCAATACTCCTAGAGAGAGAAATAAACACGCAAAGTGGATTGCGTGGCTCGAACAGAATGGCATGCAAACTTCAAAAGAAAAGGCTTTTGTCATGCTTATCAAGTCTTTGCTTGATAATTACCTCGGTAAGCAAGGAACATCAACAGCGTGTCGCCAGGAAATCTTCGATTGGCTCGATGGACGTCACGTATCAAACTGGAAACCCACAGTAGAGCAAATGGACGCATTGTACTATGTTCTTCAGCACTACACCCCTGAAGCGACAGACAGGCTTGCATGGGATGCTTTGAAGACAGTAGAAATTATGAGAATGCAGTTGAACAAACTAAAATAGGAAGTATGCCGATAAAACCTGAAAACAAAAAGCGATACCCTAAGAACTGGAAAGAGGTTAGAGAAAAGATTCTTCAACGTGCAAAGAATCAGTGTGAGTTCTGTGGACGTAGAAACCACACGTACTATTTCAATGAGAAGACAAAGAGAATGGTGAGAGTAGTGCTGACCATAGCGCATCTTGACCACACTCCAGAAAACTGCAATCCGTCTAACCTGCGTGCCCTGTGTCAAAGCTGCCACCTTAGATATGATGCAAAGCATCACAAAGAGACTGCATTACGGACCAGAGAGGCTAAAAAGAAGAAACAGAATGATAAGAATTCATAATTAAAGAACACTATGAGATAGATTGGTTAGACCCTCTCTATACACTATATGAACAATTAAAGAAACTAAGACATGAATAAGTTATGACAGGACTTGAATATATTGATAATCATACGCTACACCCCTTCTGGAATGATTCACGTGACCCAAACAAGGAAGATGTGGCGGATGCTTTTGAGCAAGGCAAGGCGGAGGGTATTAAGGAATTAGTAGAACAAGCATGGAAAGAAACCGACCTTGTGCAATGGTACATTGCCAACGTGGATGCGCATCCACCGATTTGGACGAAAGAACATATCGCAGAACTTTGTAAAGATTTCATCTTAATCAAAAGAAAAAGTTAAAGAAACTAAAGGAGGAATAAAATTATGAATGAACAAGAAGTAGTCACCCTTCACGACCTGACAAGGTGGGTGCAAGACTGGATGCACACTTGCGGGATAAATCATGTTGATCCCAAAGATGTGCCCTTCTATATCGAGAACAATAGACGCATGTATCGCCCTTTTTCTGGTAATCTCAGTGTTGGGAATAGAGGTGTATCGGTGCGTATTGAGTATTTCGACAGTGACATTGTGCGCTTCGACCCGAAGGACAAGCGCCCTGAAGGCGGCGGCGAGTATTGGAAGAGCCGTGGAGCCAGTTCGTCTGATGTCAGTGGCTTTGTGGAATCAAAGCCTGCAGGCGAGCGTTTGCTGCGCATGGTGAAGTACGTCCTTGAAACGGACGAACCGAAGACGTGGCTCGACTACCGCGAGTTTGAGCCAAACTGGATTCAGTTCAAGTTCTCTGCCGAGGAGTTTGACGTGGAGAAACTTGACCAGATGGCACGCAACAACGGCAACGTACTGACCGAACAGATTGTCAGGATGTGTGTAAAAGGACGGAAGGAGGACTGAGCGATGGATAAAGTGTGCGATACCTGTCTGTATGGCATAAGGGTCGAGGACAACAAATTAGGCTGCCGATACCCTGGCATCTGTCATACGCAGAATGGTGAGAAAACAGCATGGACTCCGAAAAAAGCACAGTGCGAGAACCAAGTGGCAATTAAACGAATTATATAAAGGGAACTATGAATATGAAGATTTTGGATTTGCCACTGAAAAAGGAGTGGTATAACATGATTGAGAGTGGTGAGAAACCAGAGGAATATAGAGAGATTAAACCTTATTGGAGTAAAAGATTTGTCGGATTTGATAAGCCTCTATTCTCTCACCGTTACGGCTATCAACATGCTAACGTGAAAGGTTATACTCACGTCCGTTTCCGCTACGGCTACACAAAGCGCACTATGCTCTACAAGATAGATGAAATTATCATCGGACGTGGCAACCCTTATTGGGGTGCGCCAACTGACAAAGACGTATTCATTATTAAGTTTCACAAGGTTCTTAATAATGGATAGCATTGACGCACCGCTATGAGGTTACTTTTTGCATGCGAGGTTTATTTCTCCATACTACAGGCTCAGGTTTGTCATAGCCTCCTTTGAATATGCTACCCTCTCCAGTCAAAAGCCACTCAGCAGAAACATCGTGATACTTTACCAGCAGGGCTAGCACCTCTGGTTTTAAGACCGAGTTCTCTGGGTGAGCTTTAATGTGCAACACATTCCTCCTGTTCAGTCCATATTTAGAAGTGAATGTCTGCAAGCCTCTAAAGTATCTGGTCTCGACCAGTATGTCGATAGCCTCAAAAAATCGTTTTGTTATGGCTATACCAGTATCGGAGACAATCATTGCCATAGTTATACGAGTTTGTTTTCTATGATAGTAATAAGCCTGTCTAGATTTTGTGCATTAAGTTTGTTTGCCTCTGCATTCATTAGATTAGCGTCAGCATTCTTCTTGCCGAGACTGATAAACTCCTGCATCATCTTTACCATGGCGAGCATATTGTCTTCACCATTCTTAGAAATTTCTAAATCTGGAGAGTTGGTCATTTCGCCAAAACCAGTTTTCAGCCAGTCGATGTTAAGATGTGGGAATCCCTTTTTTATCAGTTCCAGTGAGCCATCTGTGATATTGTCTCCAACCTTGTTACAGAAGCCGTTAGAGAGTCCACACTTTCTCTCGAATGCTGATAATTTCAGGTTTTCGCTGGCAATGAATTCAAGTAGTCTGTCTTTTACACCCATATATGTTAAATTTTATGAAGCAATGGCAAAAACTTAGAATATTCTTAGAATATTCAGAATATTTTTTGTACCTTTGCATTACTATTTTAATACAACAATGCAAAATTAGTAAAAATGAGCGAAGAAACAAAGAAAATGAATGAAAAAAAGCATAAAATGACCCTGAAGGGCTATTATGCTCAGATTCCAGACGCAAGTCATCCTAAGACTGAGTTTGTGAATGAAATCGCTATGGAGGCAGGTGTCTCTGTAGCGACAGTGAGGAATTGGATTGTGTACGGCATGAAACCAGCGAACAAGAGTCACATTGACATTCTTGTCAGGAAGACTGGCATTCCTGCCGATGAACTATGGGAGGACTGATGAAAGATTACGAGTTCTACACAATAGACGGAGAGGTGTGGTATCTTACATCTGACGGAAAGAATGAGAAGTTAGACGAGTCAAAAGAAGACGTTGTCACTATTCTCATAGACAGAATAATGGAGTGCTACCCTGAGGCGTATAAAGCTCTGACCCAGTGCTACGGCAAAAGTGCTATGAATGTACCTTATTACAGGTATCTGATAGCACGCAGGTTCTGTAAGTGTAACTTTGGAAAACTCGACACTACCGAAGTTGACTACAGGTCAGTAGATAGCATGAGGTTTGAGAAGGTGCCATGCCCTCTCAGGGGCGAGTGTCCTTTTGAGGGAGTGATATGTATGCCGAAGTTCAACACGAAGCTGTCGAATGCCGAGTTAAAGGTTATGCGACTGGTGTACGAGGGGTACAGCAACGAAGAGGTAGCTAATACTCTTTTCCTCTCTCCTTTCACAGTGAAGAACCATATCAAGTCAGTGTATGCCAAGTTAGGAATACACGAAAAGAGTGAGTTTATTCAGTATGCTAACAAGAATAGCATTTTTTAGTTTTATGTTAAATTTTTAATTACAAAAAGCAATGAGTTCATTATTTAAGAAACCAAGTGAATTAGAGTATGTGACCACTATCAAGATGCTGGTCTATGGTCAGCCTGGTATTGGCAAGTCAACAATGGCATTGAGCGCTCCTACACCTGTCCTGTTTGATTTCGACGGTGGTGTTCAGCGAGTAAACGTAGCGTTCCAGTGTCCTACCCTGCAGGTAAAGAGTTGGGAGGAAGCGTTACAGGCTCTGGAGGAATTGAAGAGTGGCGAGGTTGATTGCAAGACCATCGTTATCGACACCGCAGGCAAGATGTTGGATTTCATGTCCGACTACATCATGCGTAACGATTCTAAGATGCGTATGCGTGACGGCTCTCTCAGCCTTAAAGGCTACGGAGCACGCAAGGTGATGTTCCAGAATTTCCTCAGAGAGGTGGCCATGATGGGTAAGCACATCGTATTCGTAGCACATGAACGAGAGGAGAAGGACGGTGAGACAAAGGTTGTACGTCCTGAGATAGGTGGTTCCTCTGCAGGAGACCTCATGAAGGAACTTGACCTTGTAGGTTATGTTCAGGCAGTAGGTTCGGACCGCACGGTGTACTGGACTCCACAGGAGAAGTTCTACGCCAAGAACACTTGCAACCTGCCTGCATGGCAGAAGATACCAGTCATCATTGACGCCAACGGCAATGTAACCCAGCAGAATGACACTCTCCAGAAGGTGTTTGCTAACTATGCGGGTAACATCAAGAAGATAGAAGAGACTCGCAAGAAGTACAACGAGCTTCTTGAGGAAATCGAGACAGCTATCGAGAACATCACTGACGCAAGGGGTGCCAACGAGTTTGCCAAAGCAATCTCTGAGGTTGATGTTATCTGGGACAGCAAGGTACGTGCTAGGGAATTGTTCAAGGTCAAGGTAGAGTCCTTGAAACTCAAGTGGAATGCTAAGACTAAGACGTATGAAGACGCAGCCTAGTATCAGTTACGCATTTTCTCCGTCTCTGTTGGATGCCTTCCAGCGCATGCTCGACACCAAAGCAGAAGAATATTTCTACAAGGACGAGAGTGGCGCTTGGCATCTCAACTGGAACGAGACGGAGGAAACGCTCCACTTCTCGGAGGAAGAGGTTGACGCTCTCCTGAAGCAGGAGTTCATCGACAGGGTGAACAAAGTACCTGAGCCACCTTCTGAGGCGGCAAGCAAGGGAACTGCATTCAATGAGATTGTTGACTGCCTTGTGAAGCAATGCAAGCCTTTGAGAGAGGACGTAGTCATTAAGACGATACGCAATGGAGAGGATCTGTACGATGCTCGTATCAAGAAGCTGTCATACGAGGCAGATGTCTTAGGTAAGGACGTTGTTCCAGAGACCCTGCCGAAGCAGGAGAGCATTGACCAGTTCGCTAAGATAGGCGTGCCTTTCATCTATGCATCGGTAGATGGTTTTGAGTTCTTCTTTGATAAGAGCCTCTGTTTGCAGGCATCAGAGTATTTCAAGAACAGTATCTGTCAGTATTATACGAAAGCCAATCTGGAGACATCGAAAGGTGTCGTCGAATTGCATGGGTACATTGACTATCTCAGACAGGATAAACTGTATGACGCCAAGACTACCAAGCAGTATGCTTTTGGCAACTATCAGAAGAAATGGCAGAGGTTCACCTATCCGTTTGCAATGATAGAGTCGGGAATGATGAATGATGTTACGTCATTTGAGTTCACGATATACGTTCTTAAAGGCGGTAGCAGTCGCACCCCTCTCATTACTGGCACTCAGTACAAGGAAGTTTATACCTACGACCATGAGCAGGCAAGAACAATGCTTACCCAGCAGTGCGAAAGGCTGATAGAGTTCCTTGAAGAGAACAGAAGTTCGATAACAAATATGAAAGTATTCGGTAAAACAGAATAGTTATGGCATTTCAGATTACAGGTAAATTAGAGTTGGTGGGAGAAGTAACCACCAACTCTAATAAAGACGGTAAGACGTTTTCAAGAAGAAAGTTCGTGCTTGACTGCACAAGATACAACCCTGACACTGGTGACCCGTGGGAGAACCACCCTGAGTTTGAACTATCAGGCGACAAGTGCTCTCTGGTGGATCAGTTCAAGGTAGGTCAGCGATTAACGGTAGATTTCGTTCTAAGAGGAACAAAATATACAGACAAGCAGACAGGTGAAATAAAGTATTTCACGACAATCAGTGCATTCAAGATTCAACCTGCAGAACAGCAGTACAACCAGAATTCTTCTCAGCAACAGAAGGCAACACAGGCAGCAACGTCACAGCCTGCTGCTAGCGTGGCACAGTCACCTCAAGGCGAGGGTGTTGCAGAAGAGCCTGACAATCTGCCGTTCTAATCTAAGTAGTTTTGTTATGGCGATATTCAACCTACATAACCCTTATGAGTTACAGCAGTTCAAGGATTACTGCAACAGAATGGTAAAAGAGTGCGTCAATGCTCCACTGGGAATAGTAGAGGTAAAGAAAAAGCACAGGCAACGTTCATCGTCGCAGAATTCCTACCTGCATGTGTGTCTTGGTTACTATGCCTCAGAGTTCGGCTATACGATAGAGGAAGTGAAGCAGGACATATTCAAGAGGCAACTTAATAAGGATATATTTGAGGTAGAGAGGGTAAACAAACGTGGTCAGAAAGTCAGGAGACTGAGAAGTAGCCGTGACCTTGATACGGCTGAAATGACTACAGCCATAGAAAGGTTCAGGAACTGGAGTTCTGCCGTTGCTGGTCTGTATATACCCTCGCCAAACGAGACTGAGGCATTATTTGAAGCGCAGAGGCAAATGGAAGCCTATGCAGAATATTTGTAAAACCCTAAAGTAAAAGAAAATGGTAGAATTTGAAGAAGGACCTAGAGAGGTTACGATTTCCCTGAAAAGGTATGATGAACTAATAGGCGAAATCCACGACAAGAAAGAAAGAATTGAATCCCTGCATCGTGAAATGGATGAGCTCAAGAAAAAGCATGCCACAGAAATTCATGCTATGATTGAAGAAGGCAAGGTGCGTGTGATTAGAGCAAAGAGAATTGGACTTTTGCCCTGGAGCATGAAATTTAATACTGAGTATCTTAATTTTGACGATGTCAAAGAAGATGTCTATCAGCATTTCAAGGACGGTCTTTTTGACGACGAGTTCAAGAAAGCCTTTGCTGAGCGCATAGAAGCATTGAGCAAAGAGAAGACAGATAACATGAATAAAATACTTGAATTGGAGCATGAGTTACGTAAACTCAAGAACCGTTCATGGTGGCAACGTTTGTTTAACATTTAATCAACATCAGTAAAAGTATGTACGCAGATTTAAGTAATTACGTTCCTGCAGAAATAGAGTATATTCTGGAGGAGCATGTAAAAGAAATTTTCCCAGCGCAGTTAGATTTCTCTACAGCCAAAGGTGCTAAGAAGTTCAAGAATTCAGCAGACGCTCTCAAGTTCGTGGCAGACAATCTGGTTGCTACGTTCCCCACTGGTGAGACGGTTATGCGTAAGCTTGACGATTTCGAGATACGCAATATCCGTGAAGAGTATTGCGTGATGCAGGAGAATGAGGTGCCAAAGCGCAAGCAGAACCTCGAAGAGACTCTTGAGGAAATCAAGCTCATGAAGAAGAGAGCAGAGCAGGCATACGACTCTATTCTTGAAGAGGTCGCTCGATATGCCGCTGAGGTCAAGCGTGGCACCAGAGAGGTGAAACTTTCGTCAAAAGACACCTTCTGTATAGCACTTGCTGGTTATTATCTTATCTACACCTACGACAAGAAGAAGAATGCTTTCGTACTTGCAAAGGCATTTGAGGTATCAGACCATCAGGAGCTTTGGGCGAACGAAGAGAAGAACAGAGAAGCGATGATGACGCTCTTTGGTCTCGAGTTCCCTGAGACACCAAAGCCTGAGGAAAAGGGTGCAGAGGGTGACAACGACCTACCTTTCGCTGGAGAAGATGAAGTTGAAAACGAGAATGGTGACGAAGAGTAATGCAATACGTTCTCAGGTCATATCAGAAAGAAGCAAGTGACGCAGCCGTAAAAGCCTTTACGTCCAAGAAAGATAGCAATGGATTACTCATTCTACCTACTGGCGCAGGCAAGAGCCTTGTGATTGCAGATATTGCTCACAGGCTCAGCGGCCCGTTGCTTATTCTGCAACCATCAAAGGAGATTCTTGAACAGAATTTCGCAAAACTCCAGTCTTACGGCTGTTGGGATTGTGACGTCTATTCCGCATCGGTGGGAAGGAAGAACATCAACCGAATCACGTTTGCCACCATCAAAAGCGTGATGAACCACATGGATGATTTCGCCCACTTCCGCAATGTGATGATAGACGAGTGTCACGGAGTGAACAGCAATGGAGGCATGTATGAAGAGTTCCTTCACGCAGTACCACGAAAAGTAGTAGGGCTAACGGCAACGCCATACCGTCTTGGAAGAGGGCTAGAAGGTAAGTCTATGCTGAAATTCCTCACGAGGACGAGACCACACATCTTCAATAGAGTCTTGTATTATTGTCAAGTGTCGGAGTTGCTTGCCAAAGGTTTCCTTGCAGACTTGCAGTATTTTGACCTCACGGCTATCAATCTTGAAATGGTCAGCAGCAATTCGACAGGAGCGGACTATGACGAAAACAGTCTTAAACTGGAATACGAGAGAAGTGGCTTCTATGACAAACTTACCACTACTACCCTGAGGGTATTGAAGCCAAAGAGCGGCATCCCACGTAAGGGTGTACTGGTCTTCACTCGCTTTATTGAAGAAGCTGACAATCTGGTACAGAAGTTGAAGTTAAAGGGCATCAATGCAGCTATAGTAACTGGAGAGACAAAAAAGAGAGAAAGAGAACGCATACTCAAGGAGTTTAAGGCAGGAGAGATACAGGTGGTAACGAATGTAGGCACACTCACAACTGGCTTTGACTACCCTGAGTTAGATACGATAATACTTGCGAGGCCTACGAAGTCGCTTGCTCTGTATTACCAGATGGTCGGCAGAGCCATACGTCCCTGCAAGGGAAAAGATGCATGGGTAGTAGATTTGGGTGGAAGTTACCGAAGATTTGGTGCTGTATCAGATTTGAAGGTAGAGTGTCCTGCAGGTACATCTAAATGGGTTATCACATCGAGAGGAAGAGAGTTGACAAATGTAAACTTCTAAGAAGAACAGTATGAGCAAGATTTATTTGTCTGGTCCGATAAGTGGCTATGACTATTCGGAAAGAAAACAGACGTTTTTCAGAATACAGCAGAAATTGGAGAAAATGGGGCATGAGGTCTTCAATCCTATGTTCAACGGACTGCCTGAAGATGCAAGCACCCAAGAACACATGAAAGTAGATTTTCGTATGTTGCTCCAGTGTGATACTATTTTCATGCTACCCAAGTGGAACCATAGTGCAGGTTGCCTTCTAGAGCTGAATGTTGCAACGAGTATAGGATGCGAGGTAAGATTCCTTATGTCAAAAGAGCCACTGATTATTGTTGATACAAAGTTTGAGTGATGATAAAAGCGTCAGATTGCAAGTGTTGTAAATGCGGTAAGCAAGCAGTAGCCTTTTGGCCTGTATGCGACCCAGATATTCCCTCCCACCCCTATTGCAGGAAGTGTTTAGATAAAGAGAAGAGAGAACTGATAATCAAGTTGAACGAAATCGACAAGAAATATGAAAGCAAACGAACTGATGATTAGCGACTGGGTAGCGCAAAAGCACGGCGGCCTCCTGCTGAAGGTCAGCGAGGTCAGACCTCCGTACATCATCGCAGATTGCGAGGACGGGCAATTCCACGAGGACACGCTGGAGCCGATTCAGCTGACTCCAGAGATTCTTGAAAAGAATGGGTTTCATGAGGAGTGGGATGAAGATATTAAACTTATGGTATATGATACTATAAGAGTAGAAATAGGAAATAACTACAAGTTATATAAAGATGGAAAAATGTATTTGCACAGAGTATTAGCACCATTATATTACGTTCACGAACTCCAGCACGCATTAAGACTTTGTGGAATTGATAAAGAGATTGTATTATAAAAGACCTAAAGATTAGTGATATGTTTCCCTGGTATGTGAGGCGAAAGCCTAAGAAGAAGAAAACGCAAGAGCAGGATTTGTTTCCAAAGGCAAAGAAATCGTCGGGAAGGAAGCCTGCAGACCCTGTCAAGAAACTTGATAAGGTATTCAGTGCTTACATCAGACTAAGAGATTCCATGCCCAATGGCTGTTTCCGTTGTATCAGTTGCGGACAGATAAAAAGGTTTGAGCAAGGTGACTGTGGTCATTACCATTCCAGAGTACACATGGCGACACGCTGGGAACCAGATAACTGCCACATGGAATGTCGTGCTTGCAACAGAGCAAGTGCTGACCACCTCATCGGCTACAGAAGAAACCTAGTTGAGAAGATAGGTCTCGACAGGATAAATCGATTGGAATTACTTGCACGTTCTCAGAAACACTGGCTTGATTTTGAGTTGCAGGAGAAGATTGATTACTTTACGCTGGAAGTTAAACGCTTGAGGGCAGAAAAGGGAATAGATGTCAAAATATGAAAAAATGTTAGCACAATGCGATTTCTGTTGAAAATATGCGTCTATTTCAAACATTTTTTGTACCTTTGTAAAGTAATTAAGATTATCTGTATTGTAGCGTTTACAGATAGTATAACAAGTGAAATAAGGGTATTAGACAGTACAACCTCCAATGCTACCTGTTCCGACAGGGAGGTTGTCTGCCTGATACCTATTTTTTGTACACCATGTCGACAGGCTATATAAAGTTATATCGTTCTTCGCAAGATGACCCACTCTACATGAAGGAAGCCTTCACCAAGTGGCAAGCATGGTGTGACTTGATACTGTTAGCATACTTTGCGCCAGCCGAGTTTTTTGTCAGAGGTGTCCGTGTAAAAGCCAAGAGAGGCTGTGTATACAAAGGTGTCCTTGAACTCGCAGATAGATGGAAATGGAGCCGTGGAAAGGTAGAGAGATTTCTTTCGTACCTTGAAACGGACAAGAGAATAAGCATACAGAAAAGTCACGTAATTAGCTGTGTGTCAATACTTAACTATGACAAGTATCAGCAAAACGAGTCAACAAACGAGACAACAGATAAGACAACAAACAGGTCAACAAACGAGTCAACATATAAGAATATAAAGAAGAATAAGAAGAATAATATATTATCTTTACCCGAGTCGCAAAATTGCGACATCGGTTTGGATGATGAGCCTGATATTCTCCAGCAGTTGTTAGAGAAGGTTGATTCTCTCAGCAAACGTGTTGAAGAAATGGATTCCACACCTAAGAAGCAAACGAAGAAGCAAGTAAACCCTCTCATCACGTTGGGAAGACAAATCTTCGAGGAAAGGTATTCCAGTCTGTTTGACGGAGGTGTCTATTACTGGCAGGCAAAAGATGCCGTAGCGATGGACTCGCTTACAAAGAAGATAAAGCATTCTAGGGAGCAGAGAGGAATGAGTGTAGAGAATGATGATATAGTGTCAGGTCTGAAAGCATTCATCGATTCGATTTCGGACCAGTGGATTCTCAGGAACTTCAGCGTGACGAATATCAATAGCAAGTATAACGAAATTGTCGCACAAGCAAAATCAACATTGAAAGAAAATGGCAGAAAAGTTAGCAGTACCAGAGAAGATAGGGTTAGAGACGCAGCCAGCGTTATCGCCATTCTTGAGGCAGAGGAAAGCGGAAATCCTCAGTAAGTACAATAAGAGGGAAAGTTTCCTGCAAGCCTACAATCCTGATTTGCAGATGAAGATATGCAAAGATAAGATTGCATGCTTTGTATCTACCTCTCCTAACCTAAGAGAGCTTAATGTGTCTTATGGGGATATGACAGCCGCTATATGGCTCACCCCTCAACTATACAACCTGTCGGAGTTTTGTGGCTGTAAGGAGAAACTAACAGGAAACTCCCTGAAAGAATGCGCTCATGTGATAGCATCGGAGTTTGCATTTCTTAAAGTGACAGAGCTGATGTTATTCTTCTACTGGTTCAAGTCTGGCAAGTATGGGAAGTTCTATGGATCTGTTGACCCTCTCACGATTACGTTGTCACTGAGGACATTCTTAGACGAGCGTGTAGCCATACTGGCAGATATACGCAGAAAGGAAGAGGACAGAATCAGGGAGGAAGGTAGAAAGAATGCGATAAGCAGGGAAGAGTATTTACGCAGAAAAAAGAATAACGAAATAAAGTAACGAGCATGGCAAACAATATAGACGATTTTATTCCGATTAAAAGTGTCGGAGAAGAGGTGGTTAATTACCATTGCCCTATGGGTGGTTTTTGGTTTAGGAGCCCCATGTGTCGTTCCTGCTCAAACTACGAAACGGAAGATGATAAGTGTTATTGCCTTGCAGGCAGGTAAACAAAAGTATTATGACGGACAAGAAATTTGAAGAGGCAGTGAACCTCAAGAATGATATTCTCGTAGTAACGAAACAACTGGAGACGATAGACAATCTGTTTGCTGCATGGAACAAGATGCATCAGAAGAGCGAGTACGATTTCGATTTCCACTATGTAGACCGCAAGAAGGAGTGGGAATTGATTGGCAAGATGGCAGAAGAGTTTGACGAAGTACGAAAAGAAATCACATATAGTGTGCCACGCACTTTAAGAAGTGTTGAAACTATGTTGAGGAACAGGCTTGCTGATTATAACAAAAGATTTTCAAAGTTGTAGGATATGAAAAAGAAAATGAAATACAAGCGTGAGCATTTTGATACAGACGAGGATTTCAAAAGGTTCTGCAAAGGCAACTCTGAACGTATATTACGTTGGTTGAAAAAAACAGAGGAGAAAAATCCTGAGAAGAGAGAACGCAGGCTTTTGAGGCAGAGGCTGTATTCCAGGTACTATTGCAGAATGGACTACAGACACACCTTCAGTGACTGGATGAAGGAGAAATATGGTGTGGCTGACATTAAAACCTTGTCCGTTGAAGAACTGAGGGGTTTATGTGAGCAAAAGTTAAATCTTTGATTAACAGCGTTTTAGCAAGAAAATAATGGTTGAAATCCTTGCATATTTGCTAAAAAATGACTACCTTTACACTATAATTAAAGAAACACTAAAAAAAGTAAGAGCAATGGAAAAGAAACAAGAAATCGAGATTTTGCAGTCCCTCAAGGGTGACACCTACTTCGCAGACTTTTTCGGAAATCATGACATCGACCAGATGTGTGAGAACATCAAGAATGATTTCGGTCTGGAATACTGCTGTCAGTTCAATCAGAAAGCAGCAATCCTTGAGAGTCAGGTCAAGGAAGAAAAGAAACAGGCTCTGGAAAATCAGCAGAGGTTTGTGAAAGGTCTGATAGAGGACTTTGAAGGAAACATACCACCTCAAATTTATGATCGCCTGGTCGATGCGTCAGGTGTGTTGTTTATTATCAACTTTAAGCGAGAGAAAGGGTATCAGCTGACTGATTGGGAAATAGACTGGCTGGTTAAGAAAGCAAATATGTAAGGTAACGGGAGGTGTAACCGACCTCCCACATTTAAGAAACGTAAGAGCAATGAAAGATTTGAAGAAAATGAAGAGCGAATTCGAAAAGAAATTGAAGTTCGCAGAAAAGGAAAATCAACTGGAAGAAAGATTTGGTTGTCAGTTCCTTGTGTTTGAACGCTACAAAGCAGACGGTGCAAGAATTTATGCAAAGGAGATAGATTTGCATATTGCGTCAGAACTGCTGAAAGCTTTCCCTGCTGACGAGGAAGTGCCATTAGATACGTCAGCGAGAAATCCGAAAGGAAATGTAAAGGGTTTGTATCATGCAAGAACAGAAAGAGGTTTTAGGGATTCCTATACTAAGTTGCGTATAGAATGGTTACACAAAGGAGATGAGTACGACTTTGATGTCAGGATTGATGGCAATGAAAGACTTGAACGCTTCTTTGTTAATGACCAGCGCAAAATGACCAGTTCCGAATGTGAAACCTACAGACCCCTGAGACGTGGTCACATTGTTAGAGACATGGATTTGCCGATTAAGAGATTCCTCTGCAATCAAATAGAGTATCAAGGCGGTTACAGGTCTGCAACGGAACCTGAGAGAATAAAGGAAATTATAGACGCAATCAAGGAGGTTTAGTTATGGCAAAGGTAAGAACAATCCAAGTGAAGAACGTAGACAATGTTTACACGGCATTCGTCTATCGTGGTTACTACTGCATCAAGGGCGGTGAGAGAGCATTTCACACCCCGAATATTCTGCGCAACAACAGCTGCGTTGACAACGTAGTAGATGATGATGAGTTTAATATGGCTCATGGTCGTTTCGATACTCCAGAGTTTTTCAAGGAGGTGGTGGACGAGCACATCGAAGATGCAGAAAGGTCATACGGCTCTCTAAGGAAGTACCTAAGAGCAATGATGGGAGATTTTTGAATTAGTATTCACCATAAAAGTAATTGAAGTATGGAATTTTTTAAGACAATCGCAGATTTTCTGCAAGACGGACAGCAATTAAGTATTGCAATCAGGAAAAGCGGTGAGAATATCGCAGTAAGTATCTTACCTGACAATCGTGGAGTAAAAGACCAAGCAGTCAAGAATATCACTCCACTGGTTATGAGTGGCACGGCTGAAGATTTCGAGCAGGGCTTCGAAGCTGCTCTCCAGCCTTTGGCTCAGGCTCAGGGTCTCGTTACCAATATCAAGGAGTTTGAAGAAAGCACCGAGAAAGCCAAGAAAGAGTCGGAAATGGCTAAGAAACTCAAAGACGAGGCAAGCAAGCAGAAGAAGGAGTTCAACGACCTCATTGCCCTTGCTCGTAAGAATAAGGATGAGCATAAGTTCAAAGACGCTCGCTCCATTCTCGTCAAAGCCTCTGCCCTACCCTCTGCAGAGAAGTCTATCATTGACAAGGTCAGCAAGGAGATTGACAGTGCTAGTGGCGTAGGCAATATGTTCGGTGGCGAGCAGGATATGAGTGACGGCAAAGATGTCGGCTCTGAGTCTACGGAAGCACCAGCCACAACTCCTGCCCCTGACAAGAATGCTACTGAGGAAGCATTCAAAAAGGCTATGGAGCTTGAAGACGACGAGCCTGACACCAATGACAATAACGATAACGAAGAGGAGGAATAAGTATGGCACTTAATGTAACAGGAATGAAGAGAGTGTTCAAGTATGGCAATCGAACACTTGAAGACCCAAGTAAGAATATGACACCTGACGAGGTAATGCAGTTCTATTCTGCAACCTACCCAGAACTGACCACAAGCAATGTGCATGGTCCAAAGATGGAGGGTGACAAGGCTGTCTATGAGTTCAAGACCACTGTAGGAACCAAAGGATGAGTAAGCAATGCAAATCAGAGGAACAGTTAACACCATTCCACAATGCCCTGTATTCAATCATAGAGAACGAAGAGCATCAATGGTACAGAGTAAGAGAGCAGGAGCAACAGCCGTTGCTCCCTCCCTCTGCACCTCTGCTTTTCTGACACAGAAGATACAGCCTATAACATCTGACGAAAGTAAGGTGGCATTGTATGGTTTCAATGTAACTGAAACCCATAAGTGGATTGCAGGGTGTTGCAAACGCTTTCTTGAAACAATAGGCATGAAGTATGATTACAAGTGCAATACTCGCCATACAAAGCCGATAATGCTCTTGGATATAATAGAATACTTCGAAAAGAAAATAGAGCCTCTTGGACTATCTCTCTCGATACGCAAGGAGGAAGAAGAAAATGACAACGAGGTTCTGAAATGTGTCGTCTATAGATATGGAAGTGAAATGGAATTGAGCATACCTGTCTTTTATTGTTGCCCTGCAGAATATCTGTCTCCTGAAGGAGCAGATTTGTATAAGCATTTCATCAAGTATGTATCAGACAGAACTAGGATAGACATCGGAGTTAAGGAGTATACTGATAACTATTATCTCGGTATGTTGAGTGACATTTATCAAGACACCTGTTGTCAGGAAGAAGATGACGTCCAGTTCGGTATGGTAAAGCATTACTGCAATAACGGCAAGTTCAGACCTCTGCTGGATGAGATAGATGCACTACCAGTATATGAGGGGAAATACTTTAAGACGTTACTGGAAGAATATCGCCACAAATGCCCGTCTGAAGAGCATGATTTGGTCGAATGCATGATAGACGGCATAGATGTAGTAAAGGACCTAAACAGGCATTGGTTTGATTTTGACCCTGACAATGACGGAATGCCTAATGCCAATGGGTACGTTGAAGACGTAAACAGTTCAAGCGGTGTAATGGCATCAGCAATCCTTTACTCGGAAAATGATGGATTGTGTGACGAAATGCTTGATATGATAAACGGAGACGCTGATTCTGGTCTTAACATCACGACATGGAATATCTGTCAGTATTTGACACCAAAGTTGAAGAAGTCACATATAAAAGAGTTCGTGAGGTGCAAGGATTTAGTGAGAGATTTCAAAGAATGGTTAGACAAGTTTTATAATGCCTCAGGTAAATTTGATAGATATGGGGAACCTGAAGAATGTACTGAGCAATGAGTTGATAGCAACTTGTGCTTTGGTGTTCTACAAGAACAGCGTACTGAAAGGCGCCTATGTAGAACGCAGAGAGATAAAAAATGGTGTCATGGGAGCAGGTAAGCCTCTCAATGTGGAAACACTGGCATCACTGTTAAAGACGGTAGAAAAGTTTGCAAAAGATTCCACCTCGATGGTTTCTCTTCATGGAGAGATACCAGAGAACCTTCTGTATGCAAGTACGAATATTGATACGTACAAATTGGTATGGTATAGGAAGCCTGAGAAGAGAATGCTTTATTTCTCTGATAAGTTATCGATACCGAATGGAGAAATGGAAGTGCCAGGACTTATTTATGTGGCTAACGGTTCTTCGTTGGATATGTATGCTTTCAAAGGCACCAAGCCGACCTCAAAATCAGTTTTGTATAACGCTCCGTTTTTTAACGTAGATGGCTATGTTTGTCTAGGCAACGGTAAGATGCAGAAGCCGAAGATTCAGTCATACAATAACTGGATGAAGTATTGGGAGGATATGTTTTGGAAAACGGAGTTTTCGCATATTCTTGGTGAGAATCCGATAAAAGGTAATCTTGCTCTCATAACAAAGGATTGCATACGCCACCACAAGCCGTTTCCTACCTCAGTCCTAGTGAAAACTGACAAGAAACTACAATCACTATACAAGTAAAGATGATGTATAACAGTACAAGAGAATACAAACATGCAAAGAGATACTAAACACAGAACGATGAAAAGAAAGCACTACGTTCACCAGTATATGTTAGACCCATGGCACCCATTGACTGTAGCATTGGTGGGGGTTGGTGGAACAGGTTCACAAGTTCTCACTTCGTTAGGTAGGATGAACTACGCTTTGAAACAGTTAGGTCACAATGGTCTGCACGTAACAGCGTACGATAACGACATAGTGACACCTGCAAACTGTGGCAGGCAGTTATTCTCTCCTGTAGAGGTCGGAAGGAATAAGGCTGAGGTTCTTATCAGCAAAGTTAATGCATTTTTCGGTACTGATTGGGACAGCGTTCCTAAGTTCTTCGATGAAACCACCGAACTTGCTAACATCGTAATATCATGTGTTGATACGGTGAGTGCCAGAATGGTTATAGATAAGCGACTAAAAGAAGGCAATGTGTATTCACATATAGGAGATATGTTAAGATGCTATTATTGGCTGGACTTTGGAAATACGCAGAACACTGGTCAGGTCATATTAGGAACTGCATACGATTTCAAAGAAGACATGAAAATAAGAGGGAATGTAAGCAAGTTACGATGTGTGACAGATTTCTTCGATCTGTCTAAGGTTAATGAGAAAGACAGCGGACCAAGTTGCTCCCTTGCAGAAGCTCTGAGCAAGCAGGATTTGTTCATCAACTCCACTCTGTCACAGATAGGCATGGCGATTATGTGGAAGATGTTCACGAAAGGTGTCCTCGAGACTCAGGGAGCGTTTCTGAATCTTGAAACAATGAAAGTAAACCCCATAAAGGTAGAGAAAGTATGAAGAAAGTTAAATTCAAAAATGCAATACGCATAGGTTACAATGTGACGGACATCATGAAACTAAGATGTGTCAACTATGTAACGAAGTGCCCGCCATTTATCGAAGGCAGATATGCCTACTACCTATACCCAGGATTGATGTGGGATTACAAAGAAGACCTGAGTCATTGCTATATAGCGTGGACGGGTAACTGGCTATGCGAAGACACTAAAAATCTTTGGCACATTCTCACAAATGAAGAGTACGAGAAACATATTGAAGACAGTCAATGCAGTCAGCGAAATGTTAAATAAATCTTAAATTAAGCACTTTTGTGACAAAATGTGCTTTTATTTCAAACATTTTTTGTACCTTTGTAAAAGTTTAATAACATCATTATGCAAATATATACGAGTTATTTTGCTAATTTAAGAGCATTGGGCAAAGAAGGTATAATGCCTATCAGTATTGCGAGATATTCGCCCAAATGGTATAATGGACCACGATACACGCTGGTTTCTCCTACCAGTTACATGCTCTCGTCTTCATGCAGTCATGAGGAATACCTCAGGAAGTATGCAGATATATTGAAGAGACTTGATGCCAAGCAGGTCATTCATGCAATCCAGACCATGGCAAACGGAAAAGATGTTGCCTTGTGTTGCTACGAGAAGCCTGGAGAGTTTTGTCATCGCCATTTACTCTCCGAATGGCTCAGGAAGAATGGCTTTGACGTCAATGAGTGGACTCCGAAAGAAACGAAGGAACAGGCTCAACAGCTTTCCCTGTTCGATTAGGAGTTCCAAGTTAGAAGGTTGGCTGAGTGGATAGGCGACAGTTGAAAAAGGCTGTGTTACGATGGTTCGAGTCCGTCACCTTCTTCAAGACAAAGAGGTTAGTATCTTTTCTGCCAAAAAAGTAAAAGGAAATCGGATGTTAATGCCGATACAGAATGCAAGTTCGAGTCTTGCCTAATTTCAATGTTTAGCAGTTAGTTTAGCGGTAAAATACCAGATGCCTAATCTGGAGCCACGGGTTCGAATCCTGTACTGCGTCCTAATTCTACTAACAGACAATGCGGAGATAGCTCAGTAATGTAGAGCGCTATCAGTTCCATGATAGAGGTCGAAGGTGCGGGTCCTTCTCTCCGCTCTATAGTAAATCAGAATCCTATGAAAGTTTCGGTAATTGGAGCAGGAAATGTCGGTGTCGCTATAGCAGCCGACTTATCTATTAGAGGTCATGAGGTCACCTTGATTAAGACCTCAGGCAAAAAATCAGAGTCTTTTGAGAGACTGAAAATGAATGGCAACCGTGTGTATCTCAAAGAAGACGGTAAGTACACAGAGACTGTCATACACGAAGTGACACAAGAGTTGTCAAAGGTTTCTTTGGCAGATGTAGTAATTGTGACCATACAGAGTTCTTATCACGAACCGTTGTACAAGAAGATGGCTAAGTATCTAAAGAGTGAGCAGACGGTGCTCATTATCTGCAGTTACATGTCATCTTTTTATTTGGTAAGAGAAAGTGTCAAGTGTAATGTCATGCCAGTCATTGCAGAGGCAACAGGTCCTTACCTCGAGGGGCGTGTAGAGTTGAAAGACAAACCCAGCGAGGTTGTTTTTCGTGTCGGCTGCAGGCTGACAAGAAGCCCTTTGTCTGTTTTCCAGAAGGAGCGTGCTGACGAATGTATGGCAAAACTAAAATCGCTGTATGAGGGATTGAGCAACGATTACTCCTACATAGAGTCAGCCTTGCTTAATCCGAACCTTGTGATACACACCGTAGGAGCAATCATGAGCATTCCACGCATAGAGTACAGCGAGGGAAACTTCTGTATGTATCGTGAGGCATATTGTCATAAGAACGAGGCAACGATAAAAGTAATGCTCCAGTTAGATGAAGAGAAGAAGAAAGTGTTGAAACACCTAGGAGGCAGACCTATTGACATCATGGAGGCTGGCGGTTTCCTCAAAGGCATGGAGAGCTTCTATGAGTATTCAGAGTCAGAAGACAGAGCTATCAGTCCCACCTCTATTCACTCAAGGTATATCACGGAAGATGTGTCGCAAGGCTTGGTTTTACTCGAGAGCATAGCAAAAACGATAGGCATCGCTACACCTATTACTACTTCGCTGATAGACCTTGCTGGTTGTGCGTTAGGTGAAGATTTTCGCAAAGAAGGTCGTACTATTGAACGACTAAACGCTGCAAAAGTAATCGTAAATATGTTTAAGTACGAATGAATATAGGAGAAGACTTAAAAAGCAGGACCTTTGGCATAGAGATTGAAATGTGCAATCTTGACAGGCAGTTGGTAAAGTTGCCTGATGGTTTCTCCTGGAGTAAAGATGAGGAAATCGTAAACACTGACGGGTCATGTAACAAACGATTTGGTGGAGAGGTTAATACCCCTCCACTCTGTGTTTACAGTATGAATGATCTGCACAACCTGAAAGCGTGTTATGAATCTATGAAGGAGGCAGGAGGCGTGATAAAATGGACTACCTATACTCACGTCCATATCTATGCAGGTGATTTGTCAGTAGAGCAGATAAAAAAGGTGTGGCTGTTCTTCTATATCTGCTATCCTTGGTGGAAGAGATACACGAAGCTTTCCGATTGGGATGAGAAGGTGTTCAACTGCCAGCCTTTGCCGACAGAGAAATACTATAATGGTCTGATTGAGGCTGAGACCTATGAGGACATCAACAAACTGTTCACGAACCAGTCAAAGAAAGGATTTATAAGACATGCCTGCAATATCTCTGCGTACTTCAAGACGAAGACGATAGAGTTCAGGACATATCATGGCACGAGCGATTTCAGGGAGGCGATGAACTGTGTCCTTTCGTCGTATCGATTGTTCTACTATGCAATAAATCATGATTTAGAAGACTTCAAATCAATTTCCTCCTATGAGCAATTTTTGCATGTTACAAAGCTCAAATACGAGTGTCCTAGAGAGTTAATTCCCCTCCTTTATCAAGGAAACCCCTATAGTGCGATAGAGACGTTCCAGACCAAATCTCTGCCGTATAATTCGAAGCAGGCATCAGCCTTATGGGAGGCTATCAAGAATCACGGGCATAAGGAGTTGTGTATTGTTAATGGCTTTATGTACTACTATGAGTTATTCTTCATGGAGAAGGTGAAGTTGACGATTTATGCTCAAGACGCTTATTGTCATTTACTATGGATGATTGCCAATGGTAAGGTAACTCTCAAGTATAAAGAGAAACTGTCATGGTTGGAGGATTATAACAATGACACTCCTGCAAGACAACTGGCACTGGCACTCTATGCAGAGAAATTGCAGAAATTCTCCATGAGCGAATCAGACAGAAATGATGCTGTCCTGGAGTCTGTCAAGATACGTGCAAGAGAGTCTATCGAGAAGACGGAGAAAGGCAGTGAGCGCCTTTTGAAACTGCTGACTACTTGCGAATATCACGTGGGAACCCTGCAAGATGCCATACCAAAAGAGAAAGTGATATTCTTCAATTATGGCAAGGATAAGACACAGAAACGCACGTTCAAACTGATAGTTGAGAACAGCGATTTGGAAATGGAGTTCAACGTGAAACGTAATGATTACTATGAAGTAATCGAGACGCTTCCGAAAGACTCTTTCTTCTACTATTTCAGCAATAGCCCGTATTTGAGTAATATGCACAAATTGGCTATGTGGAATTCCTCAAAGGGAGAACGTTGGTCCGCAGGCAGGTTCCTTTATTGCAATAAGCCTAGCAACAGTAATCAGGTCAGCACGTCATATAAATCTAGTCACGTCGAGGTCAATGAAATTGTTCCTCCAGACGAACTGGTTATTGACAATGCAAACAGTCTTAAGATAGCAAGGGTTGACTCTGATGTATTATATGCCTTGCAGAAGAAGTATATTCGAAAGGTTGATATGGTCAGTCACTGCACCTATGCGTTTGTTGTGATGTATGAGAAGTACACACTGGGAGGGTTCGGTTTCACGCTACCTCAGCACAAAGGTTATGACCTATTCCAGTTGACTGATTTCTGCACGAATAACAATGTGCCGAGACTCGCTAAGTTTATCCTGCTTTGCATTCAGACTGCAGAAGTACAGAAGGTGTTAAGTAGGCGTATGCACAAGTTATGTGAGAAGGTGATTTCCTGCGCCTATACACACAAGCCAGTCTCCATGAAGTATCGTGGTGTCTATACGAAAGTGAAGGAACACTGCACATCATCATATCTGGCTTATGAAGGTCAGTTAGGCAAATATGCTAGCAACAAAGAAGTAATAGAGAAATATCAAAAAATGTTGAAGAATGGAAATTGAAGACAGATGGAAATACGAAAAGGTTGATATAGACCTCATTGATGAAGCAGAGCTTAATGCCAACGAAATGAGTGCAGAAGACTTTGCTACTCTTTGTGAAAATATAGGTTTGTCTGGATTGAGCAGCGTGCCATGTTGCTACAAGAAAGCGAATGGTAGGTTCGGTATGATCAGCGGACATCACAGATGGAGAGCCTGCAAGAAGAACCACTTTTTGAAGATAGGCATCCTGTGGGTTGATGAAAGTGACCTCACAGAAGATGAAAAGATAGCTATCCAGTTATCTCATAACTCTCTGCATGGAGAGGACAATATGAGTATTCTGAAAATTCTGTTCGGAAAGATACAGAATATAGATTTCAAGAAGTTTGCTCACATCAATATTGACGAAGTCGCTCCTATCAGCACTGAGGGTATTAGCGTCTATGCCTTGAAGGAGAATTTTGTGTTCACGATAGTGCTCTACCCTAACTCGTTTGAGAACTTAGACGAGTTATATGGTGACATCAGAGAGCAAGCAAAGAAATGTGATGCTCTTGTGCTTGCTGATGATACAAACGAATTGCCTTTGCTGAAGCTACAGCAGGACATAGGCAGTCAGTTTAATATTAAGTCTCCGTCTATCACGTTTGCCAAACTTCTGGAATTAGCAAGGGAAAGACTGGATGAAATAAAGGTCAAAAAGGAGAAAAAGGAATGATTTGGACGATAGTAAGCAAGGCAGAAATGGAGGGCTATAGCATCCCGCCAGTATTCCAGTATTACAGGGAGGTGATAGGCAGGGAGAATATCAGGCTGGCTGTAGTGGACGAGAATGACCCTCTTGATTTCGTCATGGAGAATGATATAGTTCTGCTCCGTACTGCAAGCAAGAACCTCATTGAAACGATAGAGAGAAAGGGTGTTGCTACAACTGCTGAACACTACTCTGTATATCAGCAAGCAAGTGACAAGGCAGAGTTGAGCAGGTTCCTCTTTGAGCATGGCATCAATGTGCCAATGCAGCATAAAATAGAGGACATAGAGGACGGAAGGATATACTTTGTCAAGCCACGATTTGGCAGTGAGAGCTTCGGCATTACGGAACATAATATATGCTACAGCAAGGAAGAAGTCAGGTTTCAGGTCAAGCGTCTGCAGGTACTCGGCTATGATAGTGTTATAGAGGATTTCATCGATGGCAATGATGCGACTGTAGCCTGCTATTTCAACCCAGAGACCAAAATAGTGCATGCCCATGCTATTGCAGTTGACTGTGAGACAAAGGGAGCCATTCAGACACACGAAGGAAAGTTCGACTATAACGAATACTGCTATGCCTTGAAAGGTTCGGAATGGAAGAAAGTATGTGCAATGAGCAGGGAGGTGTTCTGGCTGCTCGGCATCAAGCACCATGCAAGGATAGACTTTCGCTTCACTAAGAATGGCAATGTGTATCTCATTGATGTGAATCTGTTGCCTGGTCTTGGACCATCAGCGCATTTCTCGAAGTGTTTGCTCTTGACGGAGAACATCTCCTATAAGGACACAATCCTGAATATTTTGAAATCATCAAGAGGACAGATATGGCAAAGAACATAGATATTGAAGATGTTGTTAAAATGTATGAGAAGAAAGGTTGCAATGTGACTGCAACCTGTGCTGCTCTTGGCATAAATCGTAAGACCTTTTACGATTGGAAAGCAAAGAAGAAGAAACTTGCAGAAGCCCTGGATGATGTGGACGAGTCCATTCTTGACTGGGCAGAAAGCAAGTTAAAGGAGCATATTGATAATGATGATCTGCAGGCTTTGATATTCTTTCTCAAGACCAAAGGAAAGAAACGAGGCTACGTAGAGAAGCAGGAAATTGATGCTAATATCAATCAGTTCGAGAAACTTATGCAAGAGACTGACGACGAATAGAACATGGTTCCAGCAGACAAGAGACAGAAGAAAATGCGAGCGTGGCGCAACGATTGGTGTTTATTCGCCAAAGAAGTGCTTCACGCTCGTCTTGATGAAGAACAAAAGGCTATCCTGCGTGCAGTTCAAAATGAACGTATGGTAGCTGTTGCTTCGGGCACTGCTCGAGGCAAGGACTTCATTGCTGCTGTTGCTTGTCTTTGTTTCATGTACCTCACTCCTCGTTGGAAAGACGGAAAGCTGATCGGCAATACTAAGATTGCCATGACAGCGCCTACGGACAGACAGGTAAGAAATATCATGGTTCCAGAGGTAAGACGACTGTTCAAGTCTGCAGGTGTACTGCCTGGCCGATTGGTCGGTTATGATATAAGAACGAATTACGAAGAATGGTTTTTGACAGGCTTCAAATCAAGCGCTGATAATACTGAGGCTTGGTCAGGCTTTCATGCGGTGAATACTATGTTTGTAGTTACTGAGGCATCTGGTATCTCGGAAACGATATACAATGCCATAGAGGGTAACTTGCAGGGTAATTCACGATTGCTGATAGTGTTCAACCCCAATGTCACAACTGGCTATGCAGCCAAAGCCATGAAATCTTCACGCTTCAAGAAATTCAGGCTAAACTCCCTACATGCAGAGAATGTAATAAGCAAGAGAAACGTAATCCCTGGTCAGGTGGATTATGAGTGGGTGAAGGATAAGGTGGAGAACTGGAGTATTTCAATCAGTGAAGATGACAGGAACGAAGGAGAGGGCGATTTCAAGTGGGAAGGTCGGTGGTACAGACCTAATGACCTTTTTCGTGTCAAAGTGTTGGGAATGTTTCCTAAGGTGGCAGAAGACGTGCTGATACCATATGAATGGGTAGAGCTCGCCAATATAAGGTGGAAGGAAATGCAGGAAGAAGGATTTGAGCCAAAGAAGAAATGCCGTCTTGGTGTCGATGTCGCTGGCATGGGAAGAGACTCTTCGGTGCTTACACCTAGATACGGAAACTATGTTGGAGAGTTTGAAGTTCATAACTCTGCTGGAAAGGCAGACCACATGCACGTTGCAGGTATGACTGTGCCTTACCTCAAACAGAAAGGCGTCAAAGTTTTCATAGATACAATCGGTGAGGGTGCTGGAGTATTCTCCAGATTGCAGGAATTGAAATACAGCAATGCTTATTCTTGCAAATTCTCAGAGAGTGCAAAAGGGTTGCATGATGTCACAGATGTATATACTTTCTCTAATATGAGAGCATACCTGTATTGGGCTGTCAGGGACTGGCTGAATCCGAAGAACGGATTTAACCCTGCATTGCCACCAAATGATTTGCTGATGCAGGAATGTACTGATATACACTGGAAATTTCAAAGTTCAGGAGATATTATCATGGAGTCGAAAGATGAGATTAAAAAGCGATTAGGGCGGTCTCCAGACTATTTCGATTCGCTTGCCAATACATTCTACCCAAGAAATTATGAAGAGATACAAGAGAGCGAATTGTTCAAAGATTTCTTGTAGTTTTTTGGTGGAATACGAAAAAATGCTTAACTTTGCAGTGTTTCTTAAATGACGGCTGCTTTCTGCAGTCTTCATTGCTCTTGCCAGTCAAAGCCGTGAGGCCAAGACTGGTTTTTTTTGTTTGTTATGGGTAAAACTGTAAGTTTATGGGTAAAAGTGAGCAAAAGTTAAAACTCTGATTTTCAGTATTTTGACTATTATTTTTCTTGTATTTTTCTTGCATATTTGCAAAAAAATGACTACCTTTACACTATAAATAAGAAACTTATAAAACAAAAGAGCAATGAAGAAAGAAGTTAAGAAATTTGTGGTTTACTACAATGAAAGACAGCAGTTAATCGGAATGCGTGAACATCACTTCGATTGGGAAGAGGGTGACACGATAACGACAGACGGAGTAAGCACTACGATTTTCGGAATCTTCGAGGGAACGAAGAAGAACCTGAGTCTGGCACATAGGATGTTCGATACCCTCAGGAAGTATCTGCCGAAGAAGAAGATGGTAAGAGTTCTCGACGAGGGCTTTGTGAAGACAGGTGATCAGATAGAGGATATGTTGAATGCGCTGGTCCATTCTCACATGGAGCTTGTCGATGTTCACAAGAAGATTTGGAAGAACTTCGATGCACAGTTAGATTTCGTAGATAGTGTTTTCGAAAAGATGAATAAGAAAGGAGGCAAGTCATGAAGCAAGTAATCGTTGACATCATCAAGGAAGGTTGGGAGAAGAACCTGCCTGTATCAAAGGTTATCGACAATATCGTTTCTGCTACTGGTCTGTATTACAGATTTGCAGCAGAGCAGTTTACAGAATTGGTGTTTATGAGTAAGTAAGGAATATGAAGCACATTGGTAAGTACAAGATACCTCAGTATGCCATCTGTGCAATCGAGTATGGCGACTTCTCGGGACTTGACGAGGAAGACATCGACAATATCAACGAGTTCCTGGAGGATGAGTTTCCGAAAGGCTTTGTGGCAGACTGGCATAGCAACGAGCCTGAGGGCGAGCCGTATTTCACCAGTTGCCCAGCTTTCGGAATGGCAACAGAAGTTGTGGACGCAGATTTCTATGAGCCATGAGTAAGACAGAGAGAGCTATATCGTTATTAAGAGAAGGTCACTTCCCTGAAGCATTGTCAGTAATTGCAAAGTTCCGTCTGGGCTTTACCAAAGATGATAAGCGTACGATAGAGATAGCCAACGAAGTGCTGAATGGTCATGGTAAGATATACAGGTCATTAGGCATAGACACTGAGGCGGTAGTCTGCAAGGCAAGGGAGATTATCAGAGAAAAGTATAATGTAAAATGAACTATGGATACTAAAGAAAAAGCAAAAAAAGTAAGAGAACTGAAAAGACTTGAGCAAAAAGTCTATAACTATGTAGCCAAACTAGACGGTTCATTGGAAGGACTTGCTATAGCCGCATCGCTTGCATTAGGATATGAGGTTGTAGCGGATTTATGTCATGGAAATGAGATTGAGTTTCGAGTTTATGGCGATAATGATGTACCAGATACTGATTCTTGTATAAAGATGGAGGAAGTAATAGCAAAGATAAAATAAAGTTATGACGTGATTTAGATGAGTCCCTGCATTCAGGGATTACATTGCTCTTTAATAAGATGAAGACAGTTGTGCCTGTCTGTGAAGATCGGCACAATTTTTTTAGAACCTAATCAAACAAGAAGATATGAAAGAAAAAATGCAATTAGTAATCAAGGTGGGCAAGGGCTATGAATTCCTTGCAGGTTATTGTATCAACTGGGATGAAACCCTTAGAGAAGAGTTTAAGGACGTCAATAGTAACGAATGGCGCTCAGGAGGAGAGTATGAAGTGGGTTATGATGATGACTCCATAGAATACATAAAAAAGTATGCAGAGGAAAAGCTTAGAGAGCTTGGAGTAAAAGAGTTCATCATTGATAAAGTCATTATTGACCAGAAATAGATATTATGGGCAAGGTTATTGAGAACACAAGCAGGAAGCTATGTATCAAAAGTGATAATGGTCTGTATATGCTAAGTGCCACCAGAAGAGCACTCTCAAACACGTACAATGGTGAAATAAGGTACTACGGCTCTATGTGGTGTATAGAGTCATACAGGAGCGAGAATGGGGTGTATCAGCCTTTCAGACTTAGAGGGCTCCCCTATAATGTTGATAGAAAGAGAGATATAATAGATTTGCTAAGTAAGTCGGTTCAGTTTAAGATTGCATACACAGAATTGAAATAGATTTCTTAAAAAAGTGTAAAAAAGTGTTTGAAACACGCATATTTTTCTCCTTTTTATGCGTTAGTTTCAAGCACTTTTTGTAATTTTGTAGCGTTAACAATTTTTGAGCGCATGCAAAATATTAAGGAAATCTTGGCACAGCCTGCAGGTAGTGCTATAACAGAACTGAAAAAGAAATCCGTTTCAATTCCTGATTGGAAGGATTTGATAAAAGAGTACGAGCCTACCATGCATACTATTGTAAGTGATAGGCTGGGCAGAAAGGATAGACTTCGTTCTGACCAAGTAGTAGAAAAGGCTAGTCGAATTTATATCGGAATGGAGAAACTGCTTTCCTGCCGATATAACGAGTATTCTTTCTCTCTACCTGTAAAGAGAGTATATTCAAATCTGGAAGGCAACAAGACCAGACAGGAAATTGCCAACGCTATAGAGCTTATCTATAAACATGCTCGCATAAATGCAGTAAACCTCAAGAGAGGACTGGCATATTATGCTGCTTGTGAAATGTTTACTATCTGGTATACGGTAGAGCGCCCAAACACGTTATACGGCTTTCAAAGCAAGTATAAATTGAAGTGTAAAACTTACTCTCCAATGGAGGGGTACAAGTTGTACCCTCTCTTTGATGAAATGGATGATATGGTAGCCATGTCATTTGAATATCAAAAGAAGGACGGAGAGCAGAGTGTAAATTATTTTGAGACTTTTACTGAAGATAGGCACTATAAGTGGAAAGGTGACAGTTCAAGTGCAGACGGTTGGACTGAGGTCCTTAATGAAGAGATTAACATCATGAAAATTCCTGGAGCATATATATGGCGTCCAGTTCCAGTGTATCATGGTTTATCTTACTTGCGTGAAGAAATGGAGTACACCCTTTCTCGTAACAGTGATGTGATAGCATACAACTCTGCTCCAGTGCTGAAGGTTGTGGGAAAGATTATAGGTGACGAAGAAAAGGGAGAATCACGCAGAGCATTCCGTATGGAGAATGGAGGCGATGTGTCGTATGTGTCATGGCAGCAGTCTATTGACGCATTGAAGTACCATATCGATATGCTCATAAAGTTGTTCTTCATGCAGGCACAGATGCCTGACGTGTCATTCGATAACCTGAAGGGGCTGGGAAGCATCGGATATGATGCCAGACAGACGTTGTTTACAGACGCTCATTTGAAGATAGGTGACGAGGCAGGTGCTTGGATAGAGTTCTTCGAGAGAGAATGTAATGTCATCAAGGCGTTCCTGAAGAAGTTGAACACTAAATGGGCAAATGAGATTGATAATGTAGATATAGAGCATATCATAACTCCATTCGTTCAAAATGACGAGAAGTATGAAATCGAAAAGTGGATGAAAGCAAATGGCGACAAGCCGCTTATCGGACACTTGGAGTCTATCCGCAAGGCAGGTGTATCAGAAGATCCTGATGCTACCTATGAAGAGTATAAGCAAGAACAAGACGCGTCACTGGAGAACCGTGTAAACGACATCTTTGGTGGTTCGTCAGCCGAATAACATATAACATAAAACCTGAATGATATGAAGAAAAGATTAGGAACATGGTTTCTGCTTGTTGCAAAGCGCCTTAACCCTGATATAACTGTTAAGAATTCCAAAGCAGTCGAAGGCTATGAGCCTAAGAAGCTCGGTCTTTCTTTTGAGATAAGGAAGCAGGATATAAGGTTATTGCGTGATGCTAAAGGTCTTGATGAGCAGAGCAGTCGTAAGAAGATTGTCGAAGACACTAAATGCCGTATAGTAAATTCTATACTTGATGGTGTTGTTAGCAAGAACCTCATTGAGTTTGATGTACGCAAGAAAGGCGTCGGTTACATCATCACTGGTTCCTTGAATGTGTATGTTCCCCAGTCTGATTGCAGTGGCAAATAGAATTGTACAAAATAGCACCACGCATCGATGTGGAGAGTGTGAACATGTGACACCTGTTACTCGTTTCCACTCCCTCAGCGTCAAAGGTCTACCGACACTTGGCGAATGTCCTTTCTGGAAGAATTCTAAAAGTGTGCTACTGAGTCAGCCTGCATGCGAGAAACATTTTAAGATGAAGATTTAATGGCACCAATCATCACATTAGAGAAGTTTGAATTTGAAGAAAGTAGGTATCACAGAGGCGATAAAGGATGGTTAGCTACAACCCTACTTAAAGCCGTTAGAGACCAAAACCTTGAAGCCTTTGATTACCCTGTTGCTGCATACGATATGAGCAATAGGAATTTCAGCCTCGAGAACATGGACGATTTCTGTTGGCAGGTAAGAAGAACCCTCGCTGCTGACTATGAGACCTACCCTATAATACTAGACGATTTAGGTCAGGTGGCAGACGGAAATCACAGAATATGCCATGCTATCATAGACGGTGTAACTACTGTGAAAGCCTATCGTCTTCAGTATATGCCTAAACCTGATTTTGTTGACAATTAAAGACATGGCAAAGCCTAAAGGTATCAATCAGAAAGCAAAGTACAGAGCGCACTCTATCCGTATGGCGAAATATGTGGGTAGGGTGCAGTCTGTTTATGATACCTTAAACGAAGAGATAGCCAGTTCTGTTGTCAAGACGTCTTATGACGGAACCAAGCCTTTTCGGTTCTCTGACTACCCAGTTACAAAGAAAAAGTTTGATGAAGTACAGGCGGCATTTGTAAAAGACTTGCGTGCTGTCATAGAACGTGGGACAAGTGAAGAATGGAAGGAGAGCAATCTTGTTCAGGACCTTCTTGCAGATAAGGTTTTGAAATTCTATGGAGCTAAGGTGAGAGGAAAGAAGCACCGTGTCTATTACCAGACTAACAGCGACGCACTGAAAGCTTTCCAGAAACGTAAGGACAAAGGTCTTGGATTGTCTGAAAGGCTGTGGAACCAGTCTAAGGATTATAAGGAGGAAATGGAGTATGCGATTTCCTCTGCAGTGGAGAAAGGAACCAGTGCAGTCAAGCTGAGCAAGAGGCTGAGCAAGTACCTCACAGACTACCCTACCCTCAAGAAAGACTACAAGGAGAAGTTCGGAAGGGCAGTGAATTGTCATGACTGTGAGTATAGGAGTATGCGTCTTGCACGCTCCGAAATCAATATGGCATATCGTTCTGCAGAGCAGGAAAGGTGGAAGCAGTTTGATTTCGTGCTGGGATATGAAGTGAAACTGACTCAGAATGGTAAGCATAAGCCTGACATCTGTGATGACCTTGCTGGTAAGTACCCAAAGGATTTCGTGTTTCTCGGCTGGCACCCAAATTGTATGTGCTATGTAATTCCAATTCTAAAGACTGAGGAAGAATTCTGGGGTGAGAAGGAGGCGGTGCCAGTTAACGATGTCCCAGACGGAATGAAGGATTGGTTGTATGCGAACTCAGAACGCATAACGGATGCAGAAAAAAAAGGCACTTTGCCGTACTGGATCAGTGATAACAGCGACATTATAAGAGCCGGAAGCATTATTGATTCACCAGTCATCCCTGTCGCTAAGCCTGTTGACAACCCTATCGATATGATAGGAAGGATGCGGTCAGATTATGCAGAAAAATGCAAGATAGAGGGAGCGTTTAATATTAGTAGAATATTGCCCAACTTTAACTGGGAAGAATGGGTGTCCGATTATGAGAAGCTTCTGGAAGACTATGATTGCACACTAAGCCGCTTCACCATAAAGGACGGGTTCGGACAGAGTGTGGACGCATACCTGTTCGGGAAATACAAAGGTCAAGAGTTTTATATTCAAAGAACGTTCGTGCGATCAGAAGATAAGTTAATTGCAAAGCATGATAGAATGGAGTTGCCAGAAGAGTTACAAGGAAGAGGGTTCTGTAAAAGATTTTTAGCGAACTCCTACAAACAATATGTTGCGGCAGGGATTGATGAAATATCATTAGTGGCCAACATTACGGTAGGAGGATATTGTTGGGGGAAATATGGTTTCTATACTGACAGATCAAGCGCCCTTGGTGTTGCTATAAAAGACGAGGCAAACCCTGTATCGAAAGTGATGAAGGGTGTAATTGATGCCTTCTATAGTTCGCATAAAGAGGATGAGCTGTTCCCAATGAGGCTGCTTTCAGATATAGAAGGGGCAAAAGAATATATGATGGGTGCGAAATGGTTTGGAGAATTGAACATCAAAGACAAGGCGAAATCCCAAACCTTCATAGAATATTTATTTGGAAAGTGATAGCCAAAAGGTCTTATATTTCATAGCCTGCTCCCATGTTATTCCATATACTTTACATAAACGGAGCTGTTCACTCTTTGGCGCGTCTTTGAAATTGTTCCAAATATTGCCAGCGCGTAGTCTGATTTCAGTTTCTTCAGAAACAGAAAACTCGGAGTGCATTTTTGTTGTCAGTTCTTCTTTCATGCCACAAAGGTACGAAGATTATTCGATATGAGCAAATTTTAGATAGTTTTTTTTATAATTACCGCAAAAGTTAAACTATTTGAAAATCAGCACGTTATGACGAAAATAACGTGCTTTTTGCTTGCATATAAGCTAAAAATTGACTACCTTTACACTATAAATAAAGAACCTATAAAACAAAAGAGCAATGAAAGAATTTAGTAGAAAAGAGTTCGCAGTCCTCAAGCACAAAGTTGAGGTAGAAACAAGTTACAACTGCCATTCAGAGGCATTGAAGATGATAGCAGATTTCTTTGGCTATCCTGAGTATAGTTACCTGTTCTTGCAGTATTCTCTCAAGGAAGGGCTCAGTGTAAAGGAATTTGAGGAAAAGTGTGAAGCCTCAGACAGAATGTTCATCATCATCGAGAAACAGTATGGCAAAGATGTTGTCAATGAGCTAAAGAAAGTATTATAAGTTTAACCAGTAAATTTTTAGAGCAATGAAGAAAGAAGAAATGAAAGCGGCTATCACAGCCAACTTTGAGAACCACGAGTTCAATGAGGCAATGGAACTGAACAAAGATTTGTTCCAGGAGTATGAGAAAGTAGCAGGCAAGCGTAGTCTTGCGAGTCTTATTACCTACTGGAAGAAGAAGAATGTTTCCCCTGCTCCTGCAGAGGAACCAACCAAGCAGGAAGAGATAACTGCAACAGAAAGTCAGGGCGAGACTCCAAAAGAGGGTGTCGAGGTAAAGACTGGCATCATCGACGAGGAGAAGGCAAAGGCTATTATTGAGTCTTCAAATGCAGGTTTGTATTGTATCATCAAAGAAGAGTTCAAGCAGGTAAGCGATACTGAGCGCTTCGTACAGACCACCATGATTGTCAAGCCTGACGGAGCTGGCTGGGACACCTACAAAGATGTTGTTGCTAAACTCGGAGGTAAGAAGGGTGTCAGCAAGCGTAAGGTCGGTAGTCTCTGGAGGTCCAACTGCGGTATCCCTGTAGGAGAAGAAATCACTACATGGAATATATGGAAGATTGGCGATGCCCTCAAGCGCTATGCTTTCAGGAACAACGAGTCTGCACTGAGAAAGGTAACAACTGTATTATAAGAAAGGAGGAAGCTATGGGATTAGTAAAGAATGTAAGCAGAAGCCTGTCTGTCTCAATGGAAGAGGCTAACAATATAATAAATGAACAGGCAAACCTCTGTAGGGATATGTTATCTGTCGGGGAATTGGAATATGACGATGTAGAACAGGCAATGGCAGATATGGGAGTAGAACCTGACTTAATGGAAGATTTTCTATTTAGAATGATGTAAGAATAGTAAAATGCGAGAAATACAGAGGTCTCAAAAGACTTCTGTATTTTTTTTATTCGATGTGTTCGTATAATACCCAGACTTCACGCCCGCTTAACAGGTGTATTTGTACCTTTCCTTTGCGGACATGTTCTATTTTTCCCCACATACCCTTATGCAAAATAACAGCGTCCCCAGATTTCAATATGGAGTTTATAGCCTTAGCATCTTTGTTGTTTGCATTTGCTTCAACGACATCAAGAAGGTATTCGCTTGATGTTCCTATAGTTTCTGTTTTGATGCTGATGCTTTCACCTACCTTCATGGTCCTTGTTTTTTTTCCGCATGAGGTGGTTAACGTAACTATCAGTAATAGTGCTAGTAACTTTTTCATGCAACAAAGATAGCATTTTTTTTGCATATACAGCGAGAGGTATATATAAAAACGCAGGAAAAAGAAATAAAAATGCTTTTATTTCAAACACTTTTTGGAATGTTTTTTGTAATTTTGTTACCGACAAGGCGTATGTAGGTGCACACATAATACCTTTTCTGAATTGATGATTATGCGTTCATCACGACGCTATAAGTGTAATCATTAAAAAAGTTCCACAATGAACAAAAGACAGAGAAGGGTTTTTACCTTGTTGAGAACGAAGACTAAGGCAATCGGTCTCAATCGTAAGGAGCTAGAGGGTCTTGCGCTGAAGATTGACAAGAACCTGGAGCTCGAAGAAGATGCCTCAGATGAGGAAATTGACGCTGCCATTGAGGAGGCAATTGATGCGGCAATTCCATTCTTAGAAGTGAGCCAGTCCGTGGCTCAGCGCTCTATCCAGAATGCTTTACAGCGCAGACGTGCTAATCAGGACACTGATGACAACGACGACGATGATTCTAACGATGATGATTCTAACGACGATGATTCAGACGGAGACGGCAACGGCAGTGGTAAAGGAAAAGGAAAGGGCAAAAAAAACCCAAAGACACCAGCGGTAGATAGCGCAATAATGACGCTTCTCAAGGAGCAGAGTGACGCTATCAAGTCTCTCAATGAAAAGTTCGCCTCAATGCAGGGAAGTCAGACAAAAGATGCCAGACGTGCGCAACTGAAGAAACTTCTAGAGAACACAGGTCAGTATGGCAAGTCGGTTCTGAAACAGTTTGATTTCATGGACTTCAAGACAGACGAAGATTTTGAGGACTATCTTGATGGTGTACGTGACGACCTTGACGCTTACAACCAAGAGCGTGCTGACCAAGGCTTGAAAAAGCTAGGTGAAGTTCCTGCTGGTGGTAAAGACGATAAGGGCGGCAAAGGCGGTAAAATCGAAGCTCTGTCTGATGAAGACATTATTGCCCTCGCAGGCGGTAGTAATAACCAAAACAAGTAAAATGTAACCAGTATGGGAGCTCAAGCAAATCTTATCTCAGAATTTAATCACATTGATTCTGCTAATGATTCAATCGTGATTCGCAAGTATGGCGCTGGTATAGTTGGCGGTCGTACTCTCGACATGACAGACTTCCCAGCAAACCTCAAGTGCATTCGTGCAGGTCACGTGGTTATCCGTAGCACTACGGACGAAACTCTCTACAAGCCAATGCCAGTCAATCAGGCTGGTGACGGCTACGGCTCATTGCCTAACGGCTATGAGTATGTAGGTGTAGTAGTAGCCACAAAGCCAGTTGACTACCCTCTCGTAGGCATCATGTACGCAGGTGAGGTTAATGATGTGGCAAGTCCATATCCAGTTGATTCAATCAAGGCAGCGATGAAGACTGCACTTCCCTGCCTCGTGTATATGCACGACTAAGTTGTAGAACTCTAAAACGGAAAAAGATATGCAAGAATCATTGTTTATCCAGTTCATCATGGCTCTGTTCCCAAAGCTGTCTCTGTATGTGACAACTAAGGTGAACAATGGTAATGCCATGACCTACCTCCACAAGACTATGCTGGAGCCTGTTTACAGTGCTGACCAGAAGTGGGAGGGAACTTCTGCCAACACAGTGTATGTTGCTGCTGATATGGTGGCTATGGACTCACCTCTTCCAGTGAAGAAGCGTGATTCTATCGCAACCTCTAACGGCAAACTGCCAAAGATCGGCATGGAGAAGAAGAAGGGTGAGACCGACATCAACACCCTGAATATTATGAACGCTCAGTATCAGACTCTGGTAGCAGGTGGCAACCAGACCGCTGCTGCTTCTCAGCGTCAGCGTATCATTCAGCGCTTTGCTAACGATGCAGTTTACTGCTCTGTTGGTATTGACGAGAAGAATGAGGCAAACTTCCTTACGGCACTTTCTGATGGTGTCATGGCTGTTCCTGACGATGAGAATACTGGCACTGCACTCCGTGTTTCATTCGGTTATGACAAGTTCCCTGGCAACCACTTCGGTGTCGAGGAGAAAGGTCATATCGGACGTGACGACATTGAGCGTGTACTTGCAAAGGCAAATGCCAACGGTGTGACTATCACTACTATTGCCATTGCACTCTCAACGTACCGTGAAATGAAGAAGGAGCGCTGGGCACGTGAGCTCGTAGCAGACGCAAAGGATATGGCATACAACGACAACACGAAGTTGCCAATTCCTAATGCAACTGCATTCGACGAGGCATTTGCTACAGAGTTCGGTGGCATCCAGTTCCTCAAGATAGACCGCACGGTGTACTTTGAGAAGAACGGCAAGCGCACTCCAGTCAAGCCTTTCAACGCTGACAAGCTGGTGTTCCTGTCTTCTACTCAGGTCGGCTCTCTCGTATGGGGTACACTCGCAGAGGTTACCAACCCTGTCAATGGCGTTAACTACGCTACCATAGACCAGTACAAACTCATTTCAGAGTATTCTACAACGAAGCCTCTGATTGAGCATACAACTGGTGAGGCATTGGTAATCCCAGTTATCGAGAATGTAGACATGATTTACACTATCGATAAGTCCAATGCTTACGAGGTTGACACAGAGGCAGAGGCAGAGGACACTGATGACGAGTACATCACTATCAACGGCAAGAAGTACAGCAAGGCAGATGTAGCAGCACAACTTACTGCTATGGGCTACAAGACCTCTGCTGACGTCAAGGACGAGACCATCATGAAGAAGGTCAACGCCCTGAGCGATGAGGAGGAGGAGACATTCTTTGCTGCACTGACAGAAGTTAACGGCTAAACTACAGGGATATGAATAAGACAGTCAGACAAGCGCTAATAGACGAGATTGTTTACCCACTTCCAGAAGGGAAGATAGATAACAAGATTGTTGCTCGAGGTCTCAAAGCAGAAGCCTCATACGATGCTACTATCGCAAAGAGTGATGCATATCGAGGTGCTTACGCTGATTGCCTTATTGCCCTTGTTCAGTCTGTTAGTTTCTCGGAAGCCGACAAGAGTGTCAGTGCTATCTCTGATGAAATGAAAAAGAAACTAATTGCTATTGCCAACTCCATATATAAAGCCATCGGTGAAGAAGAAGTGCAAACCGAATCAGAGCCGATGGTCTACATCAACTGCTAAGTGTCATGCCTATACTGAAGATAAAACCCCACTTGCTCGAAGTTCTTACACTCGGAGAAGAGTATGAGGATGAGAACGGTGATTTCCACGAAGGTGCAAAGGAATGGGTAGAACTATGCAAATGCGATGCTGTTCCTGCAGGAGAAGCAAGAGAAATCACTTTGCCAGACGGAATGGCTGTTGCCTACACCTACACTATCTACCTACCTAAGAACACTCGTGAATTTCATGTCGGTGAGAAAGTAAGGATCAGTTTCTTCGGTAACGGCACCTTGCAGGAGAAGAAGGAGTTTGAGGTAAAAGGTTTCCATGCTTATCAACATCAATGTAAGATGTGGGTATGAGTGATATAAAACTGGTCACACCAAAGAATGCTATAGACGAGCTATTCGTCAAAGCCGCCAAGATACTCTTTGACAGGGTGCAGTACAACCTCAACTATCTGGGGCTTGATTGCATCAGACGCATACGAGACAGAAACGGTAGCGATAGCTGGTATGACCAGACTGGTAACCTCAGAAGTTCAATAGGCTATGCAATCTATTCTTACGGACAGAAGCAGATAGAGTCCACCTTTACCTCTGTTCTAGGAGGCACGGAAGGCTCGCAGAAAGGACGTAAGATGGTTGAGGACCTAGCGAAGCAGTATTCAGACACATACGCATTGGTAGTAGTAGCCGCAATGGAATATGCCGATTTTGTTGAAGCCATAGAGTCCAAAGATGTGTTAGCGTCAACAGAAGTCTATGCTAAGTCGGTAGCCAAGCGGTATCTAGAGAAAGCCGTCAGGGAAGCAGAAAACGAAATCCAAAAACTTGAAGTCTCTCTATGAAGTCAGATATTCTCATAAAAGACGATATACACAAGATTGTTAAAGCTAGTCCGCTTGCATCAGAAGTAACGGGCAGTCTGTGTAAACAGGGTGTAAGACCGAAAGGCTCTGACAAGGAAGACATAGTTATTTCTGTCATATCTAACGAAAATGGTCAGATACAGTCTGCTGTTGTTAACGTCAATATTTATGTGAACGACATCATCAAGAAAGACGGACAGAACATAGAAGACTCCCTCAGGCTCCGTTATCTGTGCGGAATAGCATCAGAGGTGTTAGAGGTAGGCAGCGGTGAGGATTTCCGTTTCACTCTTAAAAGCCAACGTGTACTGGAAGTCGCAGAAGCCAACGTCCATGTAATAAACAACAAACTAGAGTATAAACAAGTAAACGAATAAGAATATGAAAATCGGATGGGGAAAGCCACGCTTGTTCACTAAGAATGCGGACAAGCCAAATAGCAAGGCATACGAACTTGCTACTCCTGTTGAGGATTCTACCGAGTTGACACCTACAAAGGGCGACAAGATGGAAGCCAAGATAGAGGGCGGTGAGAACGAAGACGTCAAGTACAAGCGTTCCACCTATGCACTTAACTACAACATCAGAAAGGCTAAGGCTCGCAAGGCTCCATTCCCTGCTGTTGACGGTCTAGTTGACGACCACTTTGGCATTATGCTTATGCCTGAGGATTCAACCTGTGAGGGATTCTTGATTGAGAGTTCTACGGTAAGTGTCGACGACACCTTCACTGCTGCTGACGGTGCTATCTGGCAGATTCAGCATGACGCTGTCAAGGCTGAGGAAGGCGACACCGTTAAGTGGGGTACTGTCGAGATTGTCGAAGAGAACAACAAGACGTATGTCAAGTTTACTGAACGCTCTTCTGCAGAGAGCGAAGACACGCCATACGAGGTTCAGTGGGAGATTGACCCTGAAGCTAACACCAATGGCGCCGCAGGCAAGCCAGAATAAGAGTAATTAAAACCTTTTGCCCTTCTGTCTAGTATGGGAGGGCAAAACATCACGGAGTAGAGCAGTTGGTAGCTCGCTACGCTCATAACGTAGAGGCCGTAGGTTCGAATCCTGCCTCCGTAACTATGAAAATTGATATGAAGATAGAACAAGACATAGCAGACGTTGTAATGGGAAGACCTTATGGTTTCTCAGTCGGTAACAGCCACTTCTATCTTTACCCAGAGTCTCTAGGTAAGATGTATTTGCTTCAGCGATTAACTGAGCAGTTGGAGATAAATGAAGATAACCTGGAGACAAATGCCTCCCTTGAAGTTTTACGATTGGTAAAAGAGAAAAGGGAGATATGCCTTACAATTATTGTCTATCATACTTGCAGAAGCAAGAATCAGGTATTCACCCAAACACTCATAGAGAAAAGAAAGAGACTCTTCGACAAAGAACTCTCAGAAGAAGAACTGGCATCACTCATGATGATAGTTCTACCTAAAGACAAGACAGCCCTTTACGCAAAACATTTAGGCATCGACAAAGAGCATGACGCACTACAGACTGCTGTGCGTATTAAAAGTAAAGACGATAAGGGCAATCTGAATTTCGGAGGGGTATCGGTATTCGGTGCACTCATAGACGCAGCATGTGAGCGTTACGGGTGGACCAAAGAGTATGTTGTATGGGGAATTGACTATGTTTCACTACGTTTAATGCTGGCAGATAAGCCAACATCGATGTATTTGACGAAAGAAGAAATGAACAAGCTCCCTGCTAACCTCGCCAACAGAAACGAAGACGTAGTCAAGGCTGACAAGGAAAACATGGAGAAAATCAAGTCCATGGACTGGAAGTAGAAATAAACAAATGTAACACTCAGCGCACGTGCGTGCGCAAGACTGAGAAAAGATATGCCACTAAGATTTGACATAACGGGCGACAACAGCAACTTTCTGAGTAGTCTGGAAGGTGCCAGGCAGAACGTACACAGGACTGCACGTGATATAGAGCAGAGCGGTTTGGGCATAGAGGATATGTTCAAGCGCATTGGTGCTGCAGCAGGTCTAGCATTCTCCCTCGACCAAGCCAAAAGTTTTATAGGCAAGGTGGCAGAGGTTCGTGCATACTTCCAAGACATCGAGAGCACCATGAAGGTCTTTCTCGGAAATGAGCAGAAAGCAACCCAGTTCACAGAGGCCTTGAAGGACTATGCCTACTACAATATGTACGAATTCTCTCAGTTGGCAGATGCAAGTAAGCAGATGATAGCCTATGGTCATTCTGTTGATACTGTCATTCCTCGTCTGGATCAGCTGAGTAACATTGCCACTGGTACAAATGCTGACCTCATGGAGCTGGTTGACCTGTACAACAGAGCCAAGAACTTAGGTGAGGTGGGTAGTCAGGGTCTTGCGAGCTGGGCTACCAAAGGTCTTGTCGTTAAGGACGTGCTAAAGGAAATGGGCGAAGAGGTTAAGGGTTCTACCGTGACCTTTGAGCAGTTGAATAAGGTACTTGACAAGGTGACTGGTGAGGGTGGTATGTTCCATAACCTTATGCTTGAGCAAATGGAGAACATTTCGGCAGAGCAGGGTCAGTTGCAGGACAACCTCGATGCCATGTATAATGAGATAGGTGAAAAGTATCAGGATTATATCACTGGTGTCTACAAGGCGGAGTCATGGATGGTTGACCACTATAAGGAGATTGCTCAGGTGATAGCAGACGTGATTGTTGCCTACGGTTCGTACAAGGGCGCTCTCATGGCAGCAAACGCCATAGAGAAAATACACGTTATGTGGGTGTCACTGGAGGAAACAGCGCACCTTCAGAATGTCCTTGCTACTGAGGCAGAAATAGCAGCAAAGGGAAAGGCGACAGTAGCAACAGTTCTCTTTGACAGGGCGCTAAAGGCTTTGAACGCCACCCTGCTTGCTAACCCTTACTCTATTGCTGCAGTGGCATTATCTGCAGTGGCATTTGGTATCTACAAACTTGTTTCATCGACAGATGACGCAAGCGAGTCTCAAGAAAGACTTAAAGCAGTGATAGCTGAAACAGATAGTAAGATAGTATCTGAGCAGGATTCTATTGACCACCTGTTTAACAAACTCCGTAAGGCAAAGGAAGGGACAGAGGAGTATAAGAATACGAAAGAAAAGATACTCTCTCAATACGGAAAGTATCTGAAAGGACTGAATAACGAAATATCAACCCTTAAAGATGTAGAAGGGGCGTACAAGGCTGTTGCCAAAGCAGCAAGAGAGGCTTCTATAGCAAGAGGCAAAGATGCAGCACTGAAAGAAGTTCAAGATAATCACGGAAAGGTTTATAGTGATAATATAAGTAAACTTCAGGAAGCCCTGAATAAAAAAGTTGGAGAAAAGAAAGCTACCAGCACACTTACTAAGATACAGAAAGAACTCAGGAAGACTGGCACTATAAGTGCTCAGACAGAAAACGAGGTTAGAAATCTGCTTAAAGGGACATTTGACTATGGTAATTCTGGGGCATGGATAACAGGTCTGAGAAATAATGAAAGAAACCTCAGTCAAATGACGAAGTTGGTAGAGGAAAGATTTCAGTTAGAAGAAGAAGAAAATAAGGAGTCAGAAGAAGACACAAAAGACAAGAAAAAAGACACCATTCGCAATAAGGAGATTATTGAGGAAGAGCGAAAGAACCTCAAGGAAGAATTAGAAAATCTCGACCTCAAAGAGGCTAAAGGCGAAAAAGGTCGTAAAATCAAAGAAAAGATAAAGAAACTCGATAAGGAATTAAACGAGTTTGATGTAAAGGGTGGATCTGCTGGTGGTTCAAAGAACAATGTTGAAACACGTTCTGCAGAAGCTATCAAGGCAGAGTTAGAGTATCGGGACAAACTCAATGAAATCCGACAGCAGTCATCCGATGAGCAGGAGAAAGCCGACATTTCTGCTGAAAGGGATAGATTTGAACGTGAGAGAAAAGAGAGGAAGCTACAGCATGACCTCACACTCCGTCAGATAGAAGATGAGTATCAGGAGATATTCAAGACTATCTATGAGATTCGTAAGAAGAATTGGGAGAACACCCACAAAGACAGCCCTTACGAGAACACTGAACTCGGTAAGTTAGGCTGGCGTGGTGTTTCTGGTTCTACCTTGAACGATAAAGAGCGCGCCCTTGTATCTGCTGCAGAAGAAAAGCGTAACTCCAGAAGGAAGCAGACAGAGGAGGAATACACTCGCTTTATCAGGGAGCAGGAGAAAGAACGTGAAAAGAGTCTCAATGACTACTACAAAGAGTATGGCACACGTGAAGAGAAAAGGGCTGCTCTGGTAAAGGAATACGAGGAACAGATAAAGCAAGCACGCAGTGAGGGTGACATGGGCAAAATGCTCACTGCACATGCACAGATGCTTGACTCTCTTAGGCAGTTTGACGCTGACACCATAAAGGAAAATCTGAACTGGGATGCGATATTCTCGGACATCACTAATTACGACCTCCAGTTCTTGACGAGTCTTGAGAAGCAGTTACAACAGGCAATGAAAGACGGTATCGAGCAAGGTATCGATGCCGTTGACCTAAAGGCTATTGGTGACAAACTGCAAGAGGCGAAAGATTTGATTGCCAACCGAAAGACTGGCATCTTTGATACCGAAAGGCTGTTGGGTGGCAGTTGGATGGGTAATGTGTCACAGACACGTAGCGCACAACGCCAAAAGGAGCAACGTGCTGCAAAGGCACAGCAAGACCTCTTGGCAGCCAACCAGAAGAAAGAGCAGGCTTTGAGGAACAAGCAGAATGCTCAAATGGAGGCTGACTTTGCAGAGACAATGTTTGGCAAGGGAAGCGACAAGGCGAAGAAGGCTTTGGAGGATCTTGGCAAGGCGGCAGACGAGGCTACACAGGCAGACAAGGCGGCAACGGTAACAAGCGAAGAGGCTGTAAAGGCTCAGTCGGCAGCAATGCAGGGAGCAAAGGCGGCTCCACTGGCTATCACTGACGCAATCATTCACGGTGTCAACGATAACCTGCAGTCGGCTAACACCATGTTCCAGGAATGGGGTATCGGAAGCGAAGAGTTCAGACAGAAGTTTGCTCTCTTTGCAGACAGCTCGGCTAAGGCAACACAAGCATTTGACTCACTGAAGCAGGGCGATGTGTTCGGTACTATCTACAACCTCGGAGGTGCCGTATCTTCACTCGGAGAGAGTTTAGGACTGTGGTCTAACTCCAACGTAGCAGAGAAGGAAGCAGAGATAGAGGCAAGAGAGAATGCCAACAAAGAACTTGTCAAAGCCTTGCAAGACCTCACCAAAGCGTTTAAGAATTCCGACCTTTCCAAAGGTGTCACGACCTTTGAGAAAGCCCTTAGCGTGCTTAACTCACAGATAGACAATGCAAGGAGAAATGTCACAGATAAGATGGACGAATATGACGGTCATCACTCTACACGATACTACTCCGACGATGCCACACATACACTGGAGGACCTTGCATACAGGGCAGCTCAGAGAGGTGTTATCAGTAAAGACCATAGATTTTCAGGTAATGAGAATATCAACTGGATTATCAATGAGTTCTCCCCTGAGGAACTTGCAAAGATGCGTGCCTTTGACGCCAGTGCATGGACTAAGGCAATGGAGCAACTGAGGGATGCCGACAAGGCAGGTCTTGGTGCTACAGACAGATTTGTCGCTTATGTCGATGAATATGCTACAGCCGTCAAAGACCTTGAAAGACAATGGAAAGAAACGGTAACAAACCTTTCGTGGGACTCGTTAAAGAGCAGTTTTTCTTCTGCTTTGAACGATATGACCAAAGATGTCAAAGACTGGTCCAATGATGTAGATGATATTTTCCGTAGCAATGTGTCTAACTATATTTCCACTAAGTACACCAGTACGGACACAACAGACGGTCAACAAGAGGGCAGACTGACTAAGTGGTACGACAAGTTGGCAGAGTACACAGAATCAGCAGGTCTTGACGCTAGGGAAGCAGCAGAACTGAGGTCTGAGTATCTTGCTATACAGCAGGAGGCAAATGCTGAAAGAGACAGGTGGTATTCTCTCCTTGACCTCGATGATGTTTCGTCTTCAGAGGCTCAGGGGACTATCAATGGCATCAAGTCTATCAGTGATGATACTGGCAATGAAATAGTCGGTGGCGTCACTGCTACACGTATAGGTGTAGAGAGGGGCAATATTCAGCGTGAAGAACTATCAAGGCAGATAGGAGACGGTATCATCAGTCTACGCAGTATCACGGAGGTTTCCACACGTAATAATGAGGTGTTGAATGAGATACTGGATCAGCAGGTACGAAGTAATGGTTACCTCTATGACATCGTAGAGCATAACAAGAACATCTACAATGAATTTGGTATTGAAATCAGAGCCATAAGAAAGAAACTAGAGACATCGCTATAATGACACAGGATTTAATCATAAATGGCAAGAATGCTAGAGAGGAATGGGGTGTATTCGCTACAGAGACATCCTTGACTGAGTTGATGACTCCCCCACCCCAGAAAGACCTCGTGAGCAACGAGAGTCGCCTGGAGCATGGTAAGAGGGTGATAACCAAAAATCCCAAAGTGAAAGATAGAGACGTTACGTTGACACTGAACTTTGTGGCACCTTCAGAGAGAGCTTTCCTTGATAACTACGCATCGTTCTGTCAGGAACTTGCCAAAGGCAGGCTGGAGATACGCATAGACTACATTCCGAGAGTAGTCTATCGTATGGACTACAAGGACTGCACGCAGTTCAAGGAATTCAGAAGACGCATGGCAAAGGCTTCTTTGAGGCTTAACGAACCAGACCCTACCAACAGGGGAATAATTGACAACAGCAGGTGATATGCTTGAACGTACCAAATCATACATAAAGATATGTAATCCGTCAGGAGAGGTGATAGTCTCAGTGCCTATCACTCCTGATTGCCGTAGGGTTAAGAAACTTATGGAAGCAGACAATATCGCCATAAAGTTCAACTCTACAGAGGCAATACCTATTCCAGTCGGCTCGTATATCGATGATGAGATATTTGGCAGGTTCTTCTTAACGGAAGAGCAGTTACCCTCATGGGACAAAGGTATAGGTGGTTACATCTATGACCTTCGTTTTGACGCATGGTACTACTTATGGTCGTTGAAGAAGAATATGCTTGTCACACCCTCTGTTATGTGGGCACGCAAAGAAACCTCATGGACGTTGACAGGCAACCTTGAAAGTCATGCACGTGAGATATACCATAACCTGCTGGCACAGAATTTTGTTGAAAGGAGCTATGATTCTCAGTACACTGGAGGATATATAAATCGTTTCTGTGCGAAAAGGGAGTATATCAATGGTGAATGGCAAGTCAGGATATATGCCAAGTTTGCTGTACAATATGACACCCTATTTCGTATTGAGTATGATTACGAAGATGGAGTTGAATATACATCATATCCTTATGTAGTGATAAGAAAAGGTGAGCATGTATCTAATTTCATATCAGTCTTCGAAGACAGAATTGACAACGAGTATGGTTTCCACAATCTCGGTGAGAATAATAAGTTTACTGTTGCAGGCATTACGATAGCCGATAAGTATTATTACGAGGATGATGAACTGCATGTAGATGTTATAGACCCTGATAATGAAAGAGTGATAAAGGGAGACACCCTTGAATATTATAGTTGGTATTCTGGTGTTTCTTATGCAGAAGTGTCTTATATGTGGAATGACGTGGAATACTCTACCCTTGATGAGATAAAGACGGAAATGGGCATGAGTATGTCAGGGTACTGGTGGCACTTTGAGACAGAGGAAGATTACGATGTAAATATTGACCCAGGAATAGAGGCAAATGCTCTCAATGCAGAGAGAGAGGTCAAGGTAGAAAATTTTGTTACCGAAGAGTCACACTTCATTGATTACTTTGTCATATCTAACGATATAGCGAAGAAAAATCAGGCACTCACGATAAGTTACAAGGGTAGAGATATTCTGTCTGCTATAAAGGATATAGCCAACGCCTTTGAGTGTGAGTATTGGGTGACAATGGAGAATGAGAATTTCCCCTACCCTGCCTTCAAGGTGCATTTCGGTAAGTGTGAGATAGGAGACGAGAAAATCATATCTTGCGAAGATTACAAAGAAAATGAGGAAGATGAGAATGAATTGCCTCTCAATGCAGAGAGTATAGCTATCAGCAAAGACCAGTCACAAATTGCTGATAAGTTCTTTGTTTTCGGCTCTCAGGACAATATTCCGTTTACATACGGAAAGAGGCTTTCAGCAAAGTGTGTTCATCTGTATAGCAGTTCTGCTGGAAAGTGTGCTTTCTTTCAGGTTCAAAATATCAACAAGGGTTACTATGGCTACATAGACGGTAACTGGTTCGGACACGAAGAAGCAGCCGACCCCCTTGTTATCGAGAGAGGCACAATGGCAGAGAAATCTATCTCTGTTGTCAGTCGTGACACTGACAACTACGAATTTGAGGAGAAGATAGGTAGTCGTATACGCATCCCTGCTGGCAATTACACTCTGCAGGCACCAAGTGGTGGGACTCTGGCAGATTTGTTCAGACCTATCTCAGCGCATTTTGGTGCTTCTGGTGGCATATACCATGGCGATGATGATGTAGATGGTTACTACGGTGGATTAAACTTCGGTTTAATTAGAAGTGACGGAAAAGAATACATCTCTCTTGCACATGCAAGGAGAAGCGGTTTCTATAACAATGGAGATAGTATTCAGGCTGGAGTTGTTTTCGGATACAATGGCAGGTGGAGTGACTATACGACAATAAACAGCAGTGTAATCGTAAAGGGCGGTTATTATACGTTAGGCGTTTGGGGTGAGGTGTCAACTGACAGCGGCTCATTTTACTCTGGTAGTGGAAATGTAGAAGTAGTCAGTCCTTTGTCTTTGACTTTCACAGGAGAAGACTTAGGAAGAACGGAAATTACCATAAACTACAAAGGTAACGACTATCAGATTACAACAAACCCTGATTCTCTACCGAAGCCTAGTGTTGTCACAAAGGAGTATGACGGAAATGGTATGCGGTATTTTGCTTGCCTCCTACCTGACAACTTAGATATAAGCGTAGGTGAGGAAGTAGTATATGTCAATGCAGACGAGCATATAGATATACCTCTGACGTATTTCACTGAGGATTTCGACAATGAAGCAGCTCTTTTGCAATTAGGAGAGAGAAGGTTGCATTTGCCACAGAACAGCAATCCTTCAAGCCTGGAGTATGTTGATAACCCTGACAATCCGAAATGGATTTGTCTCGGTGGAGTTATTCTGCCTTATGACAAAAGGCATGACACAGAGAATGTTTTTTTGAGGGAGACTGTCATTTCTTTCGATAAGGTGTACCCTAACGGAAAGATGAGGGTGAAGAAAGTTATCCCTGAAGACAAGAAGAAAGTTGATAGTGACGAACAGACTGTCGAGGTCTATACGTGGGACTGGCATCAGTATCATTTGAGGCTCGTCTATGCGAATGGTGGTGCCGATGTGGAGTTTGACAAGAACTTCATTCTTGATGGTTATGAGTTAGGAATAAGATTCCTGCCTCCTTCGGATATTGAAGAAGACGACCCTGCAGACGGATTTAAGTTGTCAGGAATGCAGTTCTCTGTTGAATTCAACAAGAAGAAAGCCACCTTTAAGCCTAGTGGTTTTGATGTCACTATACCGACTGAAGAGGGTCAAAGCATTACTGACGGCACTGTTACCTATACGAAAGACGACCTGAATAATGTATTCAGCATTGTCCGCAACAAGGATTTCGGTGCTATGTTGCCAAACGATATTCTGAACCCCAAAGAGGGTGATGCTTGCTGTCTCATCAACTGGGATGTGAGAGCGGTGTCTGCTCTCGGTCTTGTTCACGCTGCAGAAATGGAGTTGATGAAGAAAGGTTTTGAGTATGCTACAGCCTTGAAAGAAGGTAATGCAATGTTCACCTGTGATATGATGTCAAGCATTATGTTCGACTGGTTCGGAGAATATGTGAAGATGTATTCTGCTATCTACGGACCTATTGCGCTGTTTGAAGGCAACAATCTGGCTTTGTCTGACGGAAACGAAGACAGACTGCACGTAAGAAGCAGTATTCCTACTGATTTCCTGAAGATGATCGAGGGCAATGGTCTTACGATGCTGGTAAGAAATCACCATGACGCATACCTAGTTCCTGACATAGGACAGAGAGTAAAAATCCGTCATGACGGTATCGCCAGCGGTTTCAAGAATACTCGCATAATAGGCATGGAGTTAAAACTGGATAAGCCGTATGACACTCCAAGATTTATCTGTGGAGAGACAGATGCTTACTCTAGGATTAAGCAATTAGAAAAAGAAATAACAAAATTGTCAAACTAAAATCGGAAGAATTATGATTACAGAAGACGGTTACAAGTTTCCCCAAACAGGTGAGACCCTTGAAGAGTTGTTTGTGACTCTCCTGGAGTTCCTGTCTAATGAAGGAGTGCTTGAGGCTACTGGCTCTATTAGTGTCGATGGAGAGGTAAATGCAAATGGTCATAAGTTGACTGAGAAGTATAAGAAACCTGCTAGTGGTATTCCAAAGGCAGATTTGACTATACCAGTCCAGACTATGCTCAACAAAGCCGCCAGCGCTTACCAGCTACCAGAAAACGGCATGCCAAAGACTGATTTGTCGGAAGCCGTTCGGCAGTCTCTCAGCAAGGCTGACAGTGCTATTCAAGAAGTCAAGTTGGAGAACTACATAACGACTGGCAGTAGAATAGAGAATTTTGCAGGCAAGTGTTTCTCTTACTATGGCAGACCGACGATTAGCGTGTTCTATCAGGAGAGTAACGGAGATACCAGTCACATGCTCTTTGTCGTGTCTCATGGTGACAGCGAGAGAGACGGTGACAACTTCGGTTTCCCCTGCAGGGTGCTGTCATACGTGGTAGATAGCGGTACTCTGTCGTTTGAAGCAGATTATAATGGAAACGTACCGACAAACGTGTTACGTGCGCTGGGCTATGCAGTAACAAACTTGCAGAAGGCTCAGTCTGCCGTGGATGTCACTGTCAGTCCTAACGTGCTCAACGTATGGGGTAGTGTCAACTCTCTTACTGTGGCGTTTGCTGAAGGACGTTCTGGTGTCATCAATGAATATATGCTACAGTTTACTGTGGGTAGCAATAACTTCACTCTCAAACTGCCTAATGGTGTGAAGTGGATTGCGGAACCTGAGTTCTCACAGGGTAGCACGTATCAGGTGAGCATAGTTAATAATCTTGCTGTCATTGCAGAATGGGGAGGATAAGTTATGAGTATGTTCAGAAGAATGCTCATGGTGGCATCTACAATCAAGGAAGCGCTTTCTTCGTGGTTCAGGAGTGAGGGCTGGTTTCATAGTGAAGCATGGTAAATAACGACTAAAACTAAACAATATGGCTAAGAAAATTACGATTACAGGCACTGACCTTCTTCAGACTGTCAGTGACGATTGGGGAGGAAAAAATAACGGTTCAACTCCTATTACCAAATACGACACGGAGATACCTGCTGGTGCTGAGTGGGGCATGAACCGTGGAGAGGTTGAAAGATTCCTCAAAGAGCAATTCGGCACTAAGGCTGGCGCATTCCATATGGATTCAGGCTATCTCTATGTGTTCGCTACCGTAACAGACAAGGAGGCGTGGATTCTGGAGCCTGACGACAAGTACGTGCTCGATAAGGTGAAGCTGCCTGAGGGTGGCGACACTCCTTCAGATTCTCTTGTGATATACTCTGTGGATAACACACAGTATTATAAGAAGGGTGCTCAGTCTGTCAATATCAAGTTCAAGGTGCGCAACATCGTGGACGGTGAGCAGAGTGGCGACATCTCTGTAAAACTGACGAATGCTCAGGGCGTGGTGCTGTATCAGGCTACACGACCAGTGGCTGACGAGAACGATTTCTATACCATACCGTTGCAGGGTAGTCAGCTGAAGAATATCGCTAACGCCTCAGAGACGGTGACGCTGCGTGTTGACCGTACTGGTGAGGAGCGTTACGTTACCCGTAACCTGTCTATGTTCTGTATAGAGCTCGGACTGGAGCTGCACAGCGCATACAACTTCGGTGTTGCCAATCCTGCGAACATTAGCTATGTGCCTACGTTTACCCTGCCTCAGGGCATTACGAACATTCGTCTGGTGGTGGACGTGTACCAGTCTGCTTCTCAGGTGTTCAAGCATTTCGAGACAAGTTCTATCGTGACTAACAACCGTGTGGTGCTGCCTCTTGACTGGAGCGACCTGCCTTTCTCTGGTGTGTATATGGCGAAGGCATACCTTGACATGAACTACGGCATGATACAGAGTGAGGTGGTGGAGACACCTCTGTTTGCTATCGTGAGCGGAGAAGAGGATTCTACACAGCTTGTAGCAATAGAGCCTATCAATGACGTGACATTGTATGACGAGGTCACTCCACGTATCGCTGTGTACAATAATGGCGAGACGAGTGCTGTCATCGACATAGTGCTCAATGGAGGTACGCACACACAGCTGGAGGTGATGACTGCTCGTGTGAATACCGAATACACTATGGTTGCTGAGCAGGCGAACAACGTGCTGGTGGTTCAGATAATGGAAGAGGGAGAGCCTGTCACTGGTACATCAGTGGAGTTCACTGCAACGGGCTCATTCAACTGGCAGACGATTGGCGGTTACGAGCAGAACCTGACTGCTAAGGGACGTTCCAACAACGAGCTGCCTACTCCTGCTAACTGGGGTGGCATAACGACATTCAACGATTTCTCATGGTCTGAGGGTGGCTCATGCTGGAAGGACGGTGCGCTGCACCTGACTGGCGGTGCTTCTGCTATTGTGGGTATTACGCCATTCTTCTCTACTACTCCATACGACCAGCAGAGGAATATCGGTGGCGGTATTCTCGACACTGGACGCACACTGAGAATACGTTTCAAGGTGAGCAATATCTGTAGCACTGCTGCAAGACTGATAGAGTGTTTTGACGGAAACGTAGGTTTCTTCGTTACTCCTGAGACTATCTACGTGAAAATGGGTAACAGCGGTGAGATAACCACCGACCCTGACAACGGTCCTCAGGCTACGCAGAACAACCGTCACTTCTCTCCTGACGAGTATATAGAGCTGTGCGTAACAGTGCAGCCATATTGGGACGAGAGTTACCGTCTTACTGGTCACTTCGCCACTATGTATGTCAACGGTCAGTTTGCTGGCGAGGCGATACTGAGCAACACGTCTCTGTCTCAGGAGTCTGCTCTGCCTCTCACTCTGCGTGCTGTAGGCTGTGACCTTGACGTGTCTCAGATAACATACTACGAGAAGTGCCTTGATTCATTCGATGTACTGCAGAACTTCGTCATGGCTCTCGGTAGTCTGGAGGAGATGAAGGAAGCATTCGAGAAGAACCAGTGCTATACTGGCAATGGCACAGTGAACTTCAACGAGTCATTCAAGTATTGCTGTGCGCTGAGTGCCAAACTGCCTGCTGACGCTGTTGAGGGTTCTTGTAACCTTATAGTGAACACGCACGAGTTTGACCCTGCCGTGACTGACACGGACGCTTATCCTACTGGTCAGCAGGAGCTGGAACTGTTCTTCTTCCGTAACGGTGATGTTGATACGTCTCGTTCAGTGAAGTACGTGGGTGAGAACACGAAGGATCTACGTGTTCGTATTCAGGGTACTTCTACTGCTATGGAGTATCGTAAGAATATGCGCTACGACTGCAAGGGTACGGTGAAGGTGTACCGCTGGAGCAGAGAACTCTATGAGGCTGGCGGTTCTATCAACCCAAGTGACGGCTGGTACTACGTAGAGGATAAGACAAAGCTCGCTATCTTCATGCGTGGTGACGCTACAACGGAGAAGGCATGCACGCTGCTCACTACCAAGACAAACTACAACGAGAGCACTGCAACACGTAACCTGCCTATGGCTCGCTGGATAGATGACGCTATGCGCTATCTCGCTACGGTACGTGACGGTAACAATAATCTGATGTTCCCACAGCTGCTGACACCTCCACAGAAGGCTGACGCTTCTGGTGCAGTACGTCAGGCTATTGACGGTCTGCCTGCTATTCAGTTCACTCATGCTGTAGGCTCTCAGGACTATCGTTTCACTGGTAAGGTGGATTTGATTACCGACAAGAAGAATGCTGGCGTGTTCGGTTTTGCAAAGAATGGTCCTTATAACTCGGACTCTCCTGTGGAGCACCCAGACTATTCTATTGAGTTCCGCAACGGCAACACCGATGTATGTAACTTCCGTTGTCCTAGCCTGCTGAAGGCTGGTAAGTACATGGACGCGAGCTTCACGACAAGAGGACAGGACTGCCTAGAGTATCGTTGGCCTGACCTCGACGCTGGCGACACATACTACGGTGACGCTCATCTGCGTGCTGACTCTGCTATACAGCGTCTGTTCGACTTCGTATTCAACTGTCACCCTGACTTCATCGGTTACAAGTCTAAGAATGGCGTCATCAGCGAAACAAACAGCATTATAACAGTGCTGGGAGAGAACAGAACGGATAACGCTAACTACCGTCGCCAGAAGTTCTATGCGGAAATGGGTAACTACATGGTGAAGGATTCTATCACTTTCAACGCATTCGTAACGAAGGTGCTTCTGTGGACTGACCAGCGTGCCAAGAACCAGTTCTTCACCCACTATGCAGGTGACGAGGTAGTGAGTGCATACACCGATGACCTGAATACTGCTGGCGAGACATACGAGATACTGCGTCTGCTGCCTTACGACATAGACACCTCTCTGCGTGGCGACAATGCTTCCCGTCTGCGTTATGATTTCACTCGTCTCTACAATGATGCGGACGTGTACAACGATACCGTAGGCGTGACGACTATCAGTGACGAGTTCTATCCTTCTCAGCAGGCTATCGCCAACCCTCAGGAGTTTATCGCTAACCGTGTCATGGGTAAGCGTTCTGCTCTCTTCGAGCTGCTTGACGCTACCTGCCAGTCTGAATATGCTACATACTTTGCTCTCCTTGCAGCAGGTTACCTGAATGTGGAGGCACTGAAGAAGTATTGCATAACAGACGAGGCGGAAGCATACAACTCCGTGGTGTACAATGCCGATACAGAGTACAAGTACATTGCCAGTGGCTCATCTTCAGACCAGAAGAAGGCTCACGGCTCTGCTAAGGAAGACCTGCTGTGGTGGCTCAAAGGACGTATGTACTTCATGGGTGGCGAGAATGGCGCTGGCGATTTCATCGGTTCAAGCATACGTGCTACGATGTGCCAGGACAGTGTGCTGACACAGGCTGGCGTACCTCTGACTATGCGTATTCCTGCTGGTGCTAATGGCATCACTCTGAGTATCAAGAGCCGTGTACGTAACTATATCGGTACGAAGCTCGGTTCTACTGGTGCTCTCGCTAAGCAGTATGCTCCTGACCCTTCACAGTATTATGACGTTACACTGGTGACACAGGGTATCGGCAACGAGGACGCTGGTCGCTTCAATATCTACGGTCATCTGTTCTTCGACGATGTGGCTGACTTCTCCAGAATGTTCATTGCGTCTATCACAGACTGGGGCGGTTGCACCACCTTAAAGACAATGAAGTTCGGTGACGATGCAGAAGGATTCAAGAACCCTGCACTGACTGATATCATGGGTAGCGGAAATCCTGTCTTTGGTGCATGTGAACTGCTCGACCTCCGTAACTGCGTGGCGTATGCTGAGAGTAACTTTGTTTGCTTCCCTGCTGCCAAGACTATCCTGCTGGAGGGCTGTGACAGTCTGGACGGTATGGAGCTGCCAAGTACGGATAACCTGCAGGTGCTCTCTCTGCCTAAGAATATTCGCACTCTGAGACTGAAGAACAAGACGAAGCTGGCTACTCTCACACTGGAACAGGGTGGTGACCTTACGGCTGTGGACTGCGAGAATATCAGCAACACTACTGCGGCTGCGGTATTGGGCGTTTTGGAACAAATCTATAACAATCAATAATATGGGAAGACTTAATTCGATAAAGCTGCCTCTTGGCACAGCCGATGAGCGCATGACGCTCACTCAGGCACAGGTGAATACACTCATCAATGTGTATTACGACCAGAATGTTACGACTAAGCAAATCAGTGGCTATGTGTACAAGGAGAGTATATCTATGCGTGAGCACTATATTCTCACACAGCTGGGACTGGACGTAGAGTACGAGACGATGACTACCGATTCGTGGTCATTTACCTCTGATAAGAGTGTATTGCGTAACGGTGAGTCCGCTACGCTTGCATTCGGCAATGCCCTCACTTATCAAGACGTGGTGTTGAGCATTGACAGTATCAGTGTTGACTATGGTAGCGTCACTGTTGAACAGGTGGAGTCATGGGTAACTCTCGAAAATGGCGTGCTGTCTCTTGACAAGGGCAGTTCTACGGATAACTTCGTAGCCAAAGTATCTTTGTCAGCGCACCCTTTGTGGAACACTGATGACGTTAAGACACTCGCTATCGACCTGAACGAGGCGAATGCTAGGACAGTATGGATAAATCCTGCCAGTCAGTCAACTGCACTCGCTCATACTGGTAGCATGGAACTGCTGGAAGATTATATCAATCGCTGCAAGTGCTATGTATTCAATGCTAATGGCTCCAAGAAGGCTGAGATTGCTTCTGCCACCTTCAAGGGTAACTACAGCGGTATGACGGCTGGCACCGTGACCTTTGCGGACGGTACGACGGTGAATATTGCCGACCTCAATGCTGCTGGCTGCAACTTCATGGTACTACGTCCAGAGCTTCATATCTTCAGTGGTCTGAACGAGGACCAGGAAGAGATACTGCGTTGCACTGGAGTCTTCAATATTGGCGAAGGTGAGAAGGTATTCCCTAAGAAGTACATCGGTATGTTCAAGGCATTCGAGCAGAACAGCATCATAAAGTCTCAGCCTAACCGAATTCCTACAGGCGAACGTACTATCGCTCAGTTCCAACAGCGAGCTGCTGCTGGTGGCGCTGGCTACGGTCTGTGGAACTACTCTGATTGGTGCAAGGAGAATGCTATACATCTTGCGTGGTTTGCTAACACCAACTACGATACCAACGTAGGTGTAGGACGTGTGGGCGGTGACCAGAATGCTTACAACCGTATTCGTAACATCGTGACTGGCTTCACTCTACCTCTTGCTGGTCAGTATAAGTGTGGCAACGTAGCCACACAGGACCAAGGAGGCTATACGGTCAACTGCCTTAACTTCTTCGGAATAGAGGGTATGGGTGAGCAGATATGGGAATTCGTTATCGGTTTCCGTCACAATGGTACAACGGCATTTATCTGGGACGATAATGCTTGGAGTGAAACACAGGCTCCTGACCGTACGTTAGACCTCAAAGTGACCAACACCTCAGGTACGTATATCAAGTCGGTTATCGCTGGTGCTGATTTCGATATGCTTCCTAGAGAGGTAGGAGCGTCCGCTACTACAGGAATGTGCGACGGTCACTGGGTGAGCAATCAGGGCAGGTTGCTGCGCGTCGGCGGTGATGCGAATGGCGGCTCGTTGTGCGGTCTGTCGGCTTCGAACGCGAATGCTCCGTTCTCGGCCTCGTATGCGGATTACGGTGCTCGTCTGGCTTTCTATGGCGAACCCGAGCTCGTGGACGGTGCGGATCTGCTTGTCTAACATTTTAATAATAGTAATATATAAAGGTAGATTGGGTGAGGTTGCTGCACGTCGGCAGTAATGCGAATAACGGCTCGTTGTGCGGTCTGTCGGCTTCGAACGCGAATAATCCGTTCTCGAACTCGAATGCGAATTACGGTGCTCGTCTGAAATTCATCTATAAAAAGCAAGCAAAACACCCATGTGAACCTCGCAACTGGGAGGTAGTGATACCGAACATGCGAAAGATAAATGCAATCCTCAATGAGAGGGACGTGCAAGTAGGGTAACACTGAAAGCTCGTAGCATGAAGATGAAAGCCTAAGGCAAAGCGTTGATTGACAATCTGAACATAACGACTATACGTGGCAAGTACAGAAAGGTGAAGCTGGAGCAGGTCTATGATAAGGATAACCTCATAGCCGCTGAGAAGGAGGCTCGTAGAGGCAAGGGCAAGAAGTATGGCGTACGTAAGTTCGATAAGCAAGCTGAGGAAAACCTAAAAAAGGTGCAGTCCATGCTGATTAACAGGACATACCATACTTCTCCTGTCAAGACTGAGGAGCAGTATTGTCCTTGTGGCAAGGTCAGGAAACTGGCTAAACTGCCATACTGCCCTGACCATATCATTCATCATGCACTGATGAGGGTAATAGGTCCAGTGATAACAAGGTCGTACTACTTTGATTCGGCTGCGAGTATCAAGGGCAAGGGCATAGAGTTCTCCCGTAAGCGCCTGAGACGTTTCATTGACAAGAACAGACACCGTGACATCGTATTTGCTAAAATGGATTTCACGAAGTTCTATCACAAGATTAGTCAGGAGCTGGTATTCGCTGAGCTGTGCAGAATGTTCCATGATGAGGGCATACGCTGGCTAATGCGTGAGGTGGTGACTGCTGTCGATGAAGGTCTGGGTATCGGACTGTTTCCAATACAGCCGATTGCTAATATGTACCTAAACAGATTAGACAGGCTGATTGGTAAGGGTAAAGGTGGTAGAATACACCTGTTCCGTTACTGCGACGACCTGCTGATAGTAGGCTTCGACACTAAAGAGGTGTGGAAGGCTGTGGACGTTGTGAGACATTATGCTGACGAGGTGCTGCACCAACCGCTGCATACCAATATCAATGTGGAGCACGTCACCAACACCGTAGGCATTGACTTCGTAGGCTATGTGTTCTACAAGGACTACACTCTCCTGCGTAAGAGAACGAAGAAACGCATGAAGAGGAGGGTGGCGAGGTATAGTCGTCAGATTGAAGACAAGAAGCCTGGTGCAGAGAGTCGCTTATTTGACACTCTGGCAAGCTACAAAGGCTGGCTAATGCATTGCAATGGTAGAAATTTATGGTATAAAGTAACAGGTATGAAAAAGTTTAGTGAATTGGGTATTAAAAATTCGTCTGTCAATTCAGACGGTTCGGTGTTCTTTAATGTGCCTCTGGTAGGCTGCAATTTTCTTGCTAATCATGAAATCGTTGTGAAGGATTTCCAAGAGGGAGTTGACACTGTCAAAGGCAAGGGCAGGTTTGTGGTTCTTGTGGAGGAAAATGGTCATGAATGCAAGTTCGTGACAAACAACCCACGAATGAAAGACACTCTCCTGCAGTGCAGGGAAATGGAAGCGTTTCCTTTTTCTGCTACTATGAAGAGCCGTTCGCTGGGTGGCAGTAAGGTTGATTATTATTTTGAGTAGTTAAGTATGAAGACAGAATCTACAGTAAGACCAGAGCTTGTGGAGAGGTACACAGGCTTGGTGCGCATCAATTACGATGTGCAGGAGCATCAGGTGACTGGTGCTGAAGGTGAAGAGGCAAGGACGGTGTATGTGTATCGTATGCTGGAGGTGCCAAGTGTTGAAGGACTGGAGTCTCTTACTCAGATGCTGGTGGTTGACAAGTTCCCACTGGAGGAGCAGATAAGAATACTCTCTGAGGGTACGTCTGCCGATATTGCAGGACTGAAGGACTTTAAGTTCAAGTGCAGGCAGTGGGCGCGTCGTGTTCTGGAGCTGCCTGCAACGGCTCAGTCGGAGTCGGAGGTGTACCAAGCCGCCATTGACCGTATCAATGCTGAGACAGAAGAGAAGATACTGACTGGCTTTAAGTGGGTGTCAAAGAAAGGCACTGACAAGGGTACGGAGTATAACGTATGGCTCAGCGAAGAGAACCAGCACAACTACTCAGAGGCTCAGCGTGCGGCTGTGCTTACCGAAGGCAAATCCCTTCCTGTAAAGTTCAAAATGGGTGAGGACGCTGACGGCAAGGCTGTCTATCATGAGTTTACTACCGTTGACGAGCTGACAGAGTTCTACCTTTCTGCTGTAGCGTTCGTACAGGAGTGTCTGGCTGAAGGCTGGGAGAAGAAAGACAATATAGTAATATCTAATGAGGAGGGTTGATTATGAAAAGTTATATGCGATGTGCTTTTGAGTGTATATCCCTGATTGCACTAAGTATTGTAATGCTGGGTGCGTTCGGTGCTCTTACGTCATGTTCACGTAAGCAAGTGGAGTTCATCGAGACTATCGACACGCTGATAGTCGAGAAGATAGACACCGTTCACTCTGAGAAGGGTACCCACCAGTCTGTCAAGGAGAAGCGAGAGAGCACCAGTAACAGGTTTGTGGTGGTCACGGTGGCTGGTGATACGGTTAAGGACTATCGTACCGAGTATGTCTATGTAGAGAAAGACAGTACTCTGGTAGATAGTCTGGCGAAGTATAAGGCTATGTGTAACAACCTGAAGAAGAGTAAGAGCAACCAGAATTACACAGAGGTGCAAAAGCCACCTTCGGCAAAAGAAAAGTTAATAACTATATGCATAGGTTTCGTATTAGGTGTAGGAGCCACATTATTACTAACAACTAAATGGAGGAAAATATCATGACAAGAGAAGTAAAAGGAATCTTAGGATTTGTAGCTCTTACTATAGCAGCTATCACGTTGCTATGTCTGTTTTTCGGTTTTTCTGTTGTTCCCATAGCAGCAGGAGGAGTATCAGTGTTCATCTTTATGGTTCTGCGAGAAGTCTGGCAATACAAGACCAAGCAGACTGTCAGGTTTGAGTACGAAGATGTGACAGAATACGGCATCGTTATTGCAATAGCCACAGCAGTATATATCATCTGTACTGCTATATTCAAGGAATTATAGCAACAAGGAGAAGCACTATGGTCGAGCAGGTTAAATCTATGATAGTCGGTATTATAATTGCCGTTATAGCATATCTGGAACCGATACAAGGTGAGTTGCGGAGTCTGTTCATGATATTCTTCATGAATTTCCTGTTTGGATACCTCAGTGGCATGGTTGCCAACGGAGAGGAATGGAACAACAAGAAGGCTCTGCGATGTGTGGGAGAAGCCACAGTATTCTGTGTCCTCTGTACTGCAATATATGCAATAGGCAGGTTCAAAGGTCAGATGTCTGGGGCTGTTCAATGTGTAAGTTTTGTCACGTATGTAGTGATATACTTCTACGGACTGAACATTTTGAAAAATTGTAAGAAGATTTTTAGGGAAGGTACTGCACCATGGCATGTGGTCTCAATGCTCTACTATGTACTGAGACTGAAATTTGTTGAAAAGGTGCCACTCCTTTCGGACTATCTTAATACGATAGAAAAGAAACATGATGAATCATGATTTAGGTTTTAGTTATTTAGGTTAGAAACTCCCCGTCATGGTTCGAGACGAATAGTGACGGTTTTGTAAATTACCTGCAAATAAAAAGGAGTTGATTTTCAGCCTTTTATGTTTTTAGCGGATTTACTCTGCAAATAAAAAGCAACGAAGAATGAATATGATAACGAAAGAAATATTAAAGGCAATAATGCCAAATGTAGAAACGAATATCAAGGCTAACCCCAACTTCAAGGGTTATGACCTTGACAGAATTGTGGGCTACCTAAACAAGTATGCCGAAGAGTTCGCTATCACTACCCCACTGCGTCAGGCACACTATCTTGCACAGATAGCGCACGAATGCGGAGAGTTCAGGTACACGGAAGAAAACCTCAACTATTCGGCAGAGGGATTGTTAAAGGTCTTTTCGAAGTATTTCAACAAATCAAACGTGGCTTCGTATGCTCGCAATCCAAAGAAGATAGCAAGCAGGGCGTATGCTAACCGTATGGGCAACGGCAATGAGTTAAGCGGTGACGGGTGGAAATATCGAGGAAGAGGTGTTATCCAACTCACAGGCAAAGACAACTATTCAGCATACAAGAAATACTGCGGATTTGACGTTGTGGCACAGCCTGACCTCATAGCACAGCCCGTGGGAGCTATCAGGAGTTCTATGTGGTTCTGGCGACTGAACGGATTGAATGTCCTTTCAGACAAGGGAGAGTTTGTCATGATTACCAAGCGAATCAATAAGGCGATGCTCAATATAGATGACAGACGCAAATACCTGCTGAGAGCCAAGAAAGCACTAGGATGTTGAAATGAACTGAAAAAAACGGGTCAACAGATAGGTCAACAAACAGGTCAACAGATAGGTCAACAGATAGGTCAACATATAAGAAGATATAAGAATATATATATATTATTAAGGGCATGACAAAAAATGTCAGCCCTTTTTTGGTTCTTCTCATTTTCTGCCGTTTTGAAAAAGAAAAGTTAAATAATTGGAAATTAAGCAGTTAGCGAACATCTTTTATGGAAAAACCCTTGCAAAATTGTAAAAAAATGACTAACTTTACACTATAAATTAAGAAACACCCAAAAAAGGAAAGAGCAATGAAGAAGTTTAAGATTTATCAGGTTGATAGCACCTCAAAGGAAGGTGGCTACATCAAGTTCATGAATTTGGATTTCGTTAAGGAGAATGGACTTTGTACAATGGCTGGCGACACCTGTAAGATAGACAGCGCCCTCTACAAGAAAGTGTATGAAGGAAAGATTACCACTTCTCCTGACGAGTCAGATGAATTCAAGTTGGAACTGTTATACAAGAAGTTTCAGGGTACGAAGCCTGCAGGCTACACTGGTCACAGTCTGTCAGTATCAGACGTAGTGGTATTAGGTGAAAAAGCCTACTATGTTGACAGCTTCGGATTTGAAGAGATAGTTTTTGAAGTTTAACCTATAAATTGTAAGAGCAATGAACATTGAAAGATTAAAGAAAGCGGTTGAAGAACTCGAGACGTTAATTGAGGAAATGCAAGATGAATGCTCCCAATTCAGGGAGAAGAAGAGTGACTGGTATGATTTCCAGTTATGCAGGCGGAATAGCGGACTGCAAACCAGAGAGCAGTTTGACAAGGAAGTGTTTGATAAGTATCAGGAGATAGACACGTTATTCGATGATGATCTGTTCTCTCTGCAACGTGGAATACTCAATCTGGAGACAAGGTATCGTGAGTTTGACAATGTGAGCAAGAGACTTGACAAGATAGTGGAAGATTCGGACAAGAATATTCCTGAGGGTTGGAAACTGTGGAAGGTGACCTTCAACGACAGCGACTATACTAGTCTTGATAGCAGGACTGTTTATGGTCCCAATGAGGAATATGCTAAGAATCGGATTCTTGCCATTCAGAAGAGAGATTACAATGAGATTAACGTAACTAAAGTGGAGGAGGTTGTCAATGGCAAACTGTTGTGAGAATTGTAGATATTGTAAGTGTATGGGTTACCATTACTACGAATGCACGAATAGGAGAAGTGAGAATTATGGTATCAGCCTCTATAGAGGCAAGAGTTGTAACTATTTTGAGGAGGAGTAATATGAGACATCTGAACACGTATTATGCTGTATGTAATGAGAAAGGCAGGTTTCTCAAATACAGGAAATCGTACGGAAGATATGAATGGGTAAAGAATTTCATGAGTGCCAACGTGGGTACAAGGCGTCAATGTATGTCTTGGCTCAGAGATATGGCTAATTCCCCTTACTATCTGGGGGCAGAATTGAAGAAGATTGGTCAAGGCAGAAGTGCCTGGCAGGTCAAGTTATCAGCATTAAAAGTAGGTCTATGATGTACTATAAGGTAAAAGCGGAGTGTGACAACCTCCCACGCAAAGACGGCTCTATTCTAGTAAAGAACGAGTTGTACACGGAGAGAGAGCTGAAGAGATATGAGATACCAGCGCAATGTGTCGTAAAGGTATCGGTAAAGAAAAGTGAAATCTACTGGCTGTTCGGAGCTCGCTTTGGCTCTGACGGCTACAACGGAAAAGAGAAATGATATGGCATGGTCAGCAACAAAGTATCAGGGCAAATGGGCATTATTCTCTGACGTTTGCCGATGTTATTTCCTCATGGAGGGAGGACAGAGAGAGTGTGAGAGAAGAGCAAAAGTGTTGAACGAAGAAGACAAGAACTATGGAAAGAATTGATTTTTACGAGAAGAAGAAAGCCCTTCATCTGGAAATGATGAAAGAGATAGCAAACCTATTTGAAGCGGCAGGAATTGACGAAATGATTTTCTGCAACGAAGACGAGTATTTGCATGTAGCCTATCTCTTGTATTGTCCTGACGGAGCAGAAAGCATACAGGAGCAGAGAGTCAAAAGGGTTAGATGTAATGAAGGACTAATCGAGGTAGTTTTGGAGGAAGAACGTGAAGATAAGTGGATTTCCTGTCAGCATGGCGGAGACATCATGACGGACTCCCTTGACAGTCTGTATGATGCAGTATTCGACGCAGTTGATGAACTATTCAGCAAGCAGGTAAGATAGTAAAAGTTAAACTATCTGAATACCAGACTGTTGCAAGCAAATTAGGAGTGAAAACGCTTGTCTATTTGCTAAAAAATGAGTACCTTTACAATAGATTTAAGGAACATCATTATTAACCTATTTAAGAACAGAGCAATGAGTAAGAAACAAGAAAACGAGATTTTGAAGTCAAAGACAGTTCACTCAAGGAGTGGAGAGAGTTACGAAATCAGTCTGTCACAAGAGCAGATGAACGACCTCAGAAAAGGAGCTGAAATATGCAAACTGAATGGTCATGATTTCAGGTATTTCCTCGAGGACTATGTGCCAATAGTGATAAAGCATAACTGGCCTGAAATGGCTGCTGTCGCTTTCAATGACGTACACCCAGAACTGAAGGTAGGAATGGGTGCCACGATGAACCTCTATTCAGACAGGAGGGCAATGACCATAGTGAAGATTGTCAGTCCGACAGAGATAGTAGTTGCCGAGAACAAGACCAAGTGCCTTGATTACTATGCTGGAGAATACGAAGTCCTGCCAGACCTTGCAGAATACATGAGGCAGAGCACCTTTACGCTGAGAAAGGGAGGTACATGGGTAGAGAAAGGTCAGCCTAAGAAGTATGGCAGTGTCACACTCTCTGTGGGATTCCAGCGTCATTACATAGACCCAAGTTTTTAACCTATACAAGAAAAAGCGATGAAAGTAGAAAGAACGACATTCGAGTGCGAGGGCATAGAGGTTCCCTGCATCATGGTAACGAGCGACAGCGGATATGCTCAGGTGCGTATCAGCAAGTGTTATCACCTCGTAGGCTCAGACAGCCTGTACGTTAGGGAAATCCTTGACGGAGAGTTCAACGGAGAGGATGAGTTAACGGGCGACTTTGACGAATTGACGGACGAGGAAGCTATCCGCATTGCAAGGAAATTTTCGGTTTACATGAACGAAAGTATATGAACAAAAACGATAAACCTCTCACTACAGGACGCATGGTTGAAGCAGTCATGATATACCGTGGTGTTACTATCAAAGAGTTAGCTGATTCCATTGGCACACACGTAATGAATGCCTACAAGTTGTTGAACGGCAGACAAACCATTACAAACGAAATGGCAATCAAGATTGGTAAGGCTTTGAATATGCCACCTATCATCATCATGCAAGCGAGGGATTTGGAAGTATTGAATTTGTTAAACAATAAGTAGTAATGAAGATATGAAAGCAGAAGAATTTTTGATTAACAATGCCATGATTTGCAAATTTGAGAATGGTGGCGGTAACGACATGGTAACATTAGACGATGCCAAGCGTGCTCTAGACATCGCTCATAACGATGCAGTCAAGAAGTGGACGTTGTGGTGTTTCAACTACCCCACTCCATTTGAGGGAACGATATGCAAGATATGGGGAGGAACGTTGTCCGGATTCGGCGGAAGCTATTATTGCAAGGACAACATGTTCACGCAGCATTTGATTGAGAAGTGGAAGTCGGCACGGCACAATGATGCCCACATGCTGTATTTCTACTGCGAGCTTGACAGCAAGCTAAGGAAGCAGTTGGTTGATTGGGTAATGGAGAATTACGAAGGGTAGTATGCAGTTCGGTATAAACTGGAATGACGGTTACGAGGTGACTGTACTGATGGTCGGAAAGCATGGGTTCTTGAGACACTTTCCTTTGCGGAACTTTGGAGAGCATCAAGGTGATGCGAGAATCTTCAAAGAGGTTGATTGTCCCAAGTTGACGGATGCACAGATTCGCATGCTGATTAAGAACTATGACCCGAAAGTGAAGTACAAGCGTATAAGTGGTAAGAGGTTTGTCAGAGAGAAGGTCACGGAAAACGTATATACAGACCATGAAGGCTGACGTATAACACATGTATATGGGGAGACGAAAGATGAAAAAGTATCAGTATCTAAAAAATCTTTGCAATAAGATAAAGAGTGACAAATTTGACGAAATGAAGTATCGCAGCCAGAAGAGTTACTATGGCAGCTTGATTTTCACTGAGCCAGTGTTTGTGAGTTACGGAAAGATAGGCTACACCGTTCGCATTTGGTGGGAGGGTGACATGCACGAGCAGACGGAGGTTAAGTATGACTATGATCTTGGCAAACTGACTATTGACGACAGACCTTACCAGCACGCAATAAATCTCGCCTACCTCGAGGAAGAAGATATTAACCTGATTTCTGAGGAGGTATGGAAAGATAAACCATACAGCGTAGAATTGGAATGTTATACCGATGCTGGCGGTGATATGATTATAGACCTTGAGGAACCAACAAAAAAGGAACTGGAGAACTATGCCGACAACTTCGATATTAACGAGGAGGTTGTTATTTGGTGGCCTAACGGACAGCCTGGCAATGGAGTGCCCTTCTCAAATGTCAAAGAGCATTACGAGGACCTAGAGGATTACGTGAAGAGAATAAAGGTTGTTGCTAAGAATATGCCGTATTAGACACCCAGAACATAGTCTATGACCTTTCGGTTCGCCTCGTCAACTTTGTGGAGGTCGGAATTGATATAGATAGCTGTTGTCCTATTGCCATACGAATGACCTAGGGCAGCAGTTATCGTTTCTCGTGGAATGTTCAACTGGTCAGCTATCGTTGCCCATGTGTGCCTTGCTACATAGATAGACAGGTCAGGGAATGCAGGATGATAGACCAGTTTTTTCTCTCCGTTTTTGATGATGTGTTCACGTGTGCCTATCTGCTTGAGCGCCCTATTGACAGAACTTGTGAATGTGTGGGCATCTTTGTAACCTTCTGAGAGAGAAAGAAGATGTTTTGTTCCCTTGTAGCGGTCAATGATTTCCTGTGCCTCTGGCTCTACCTTGATGTCATATAGACGATACGTTTTTGAACGCTGATACACAATTCTACCATTCTCGACTTTCAGAGCGTCACAGAGGTCAACAAGATTGATTCCTATGAGATAGAAGACCAACTTAAACAGGTCAACGTATTTCTGCTGGTGTGGAAGAACTGGATAGCAGAAAAGTTCCCTCAGCCTCTCTACGGTGTATGCCCTCTTTGCTGTTTGTACTGGTCTTACCATGAACTTTCGGAAAGGGTATGCTGTAGTAATGTCATTGTCTATGGCATCATTGAAAACGGCACGTATGTTACGGAAATGTATAGAGCGAGAGTTTTGTGACGGCTCGTAGTCCATGAGGAATCTGTCGAAACGAGTCAGCCAGTCTTTGTTAATCTGCTCGAACGAAAGCTGTCCTGCCTTTGTGTCGAACTGAAGTATTCTTTTATATGTTTCGTTGTAGAGGTCTTTGGTGCGTTGTTTTATTCTGGTTTCCATGTACCCCTTGAATCGGCTGATGAAAAGTGCTTTGCTTTCGCTTTCAGGGTCAAGACACTCCTGCATCATGTTCTTGATTTGAACAGAAGACATCTTATGAAGTTTGCCTTCTGTCGTCAGTCGCATAAGAAGATTGTCTATCTTCTGCTTCTGCATTTGTATGAAAGAGTTCAGTGCTACCTTGTTTGTATTGTCTTTGACCTTGCCGTGCTCTTTGTCCCATTGGCTGGGAAAAATCTTTACGCCCAAAGAGATATATGACGCCTTGCCATGCTTTGTGATGCTCACCTTCAGGGGTGCAGGTTCACCACGTTTCACTGCTCTTGTGTCTAAATATAGTTTTGTAGTTGCCAT